CGTTAGCTATTTCAGCTGTATTCTCGGCTATCTTCCCGACAGCCGTCACATAATCGTCGGGCAGACTATCAGCTATGGATTGTGCTGTCTGTGCGGCGGTCTCAGCGGCTTTGCGGTCTGTGGCGACCTGTGCGGCTATCTTTTCCATTTCCGCTTTATCGTATAAAATCACCGTTTTATCATCAGTGATATATACAATTGTGCCGTCTTTTATAGTGGATTTATCAACGGCTTCCCACTCGGCTTTTGTGCCAATCCACTTTTCGCTTTCAACCTTGTTGCCTAATTCAGTGACAGACTTTTTAGCATTAGCCGCCATACCTCTAGCAATAATATCTGTAGCCATAAATCCACCTCCTTAATATGTTATAGTTCCCCAAATTTTGTTTACACCCTTGACATTTTTAACAGTTACACTATAGTAACCACTAACATCTCCTGCATAAACATTTTCTGTTGTAATCGTATCAACTGTTGAGAAGTCGCTCAGATCAACCATCATAAGCACTTCCTCTGCACCATTCTGAGTCAGTTTTCCTACAACCTGAAAACTACCAGTTCCCGAAGCCTGTACTTTAAAATCAGCACCAATGCCAACTTTCAGCTCAAAAGCTTTTCCGTTTTCATACAGGTTTCCGTTTGTAGCACAATACGCCATAGTTCATCTTCCTTTCGTATAAATAAAATATAACAAGGGCGAAGCTGTATTACCTCGCCCTTTAACAACGATATTACTTAATAGCACTTGCAAGCTTCTTGATAAACTTCTCACCTGCAATGCTAGTCTGCTTATAACCCCACTTTTTCAGCAAAGCATTAACAGCCTTTTCAGTACCCTCACCAAAAATACCGTTTTCGTCAAGTGAGACGTTGTGAAGTTTTCTTGCCTTAGCTATGATGAGCATTTCTTTCAGAGCTAGAACGCCACTGGTCTTATCACCCTTTTTATAGCCAGACTTTTCAAGTGTTGGCAGTTCCTTTGTCTTTTGCTTTTTAAAACCATTAAGACCTTTTTCTTTTATAATTGCAGTAAAATCTTTATAGGCATAATTGCAATCACAGTTTCCGTTTACACCTGAAACCGAGCCTTTACTTGTGTACTGCCACATACCATAGCTACCACTGTATGAAGGCTTTGACTTGTCAAATTCAGCAAGCCATATACAATATTTGTTTTTACAATCGCTAGGAACTTTACTGTTAAGAAAAGCAGCATAGCTATAAAGCATAACATAGTATTTTTTCTTTTCACAATAACCGCAAAAAGCATTAATTATACTACCTATAGTAGAAGCCGATAAATCATACTGTGAACTATCTTCTATATCAAAAGCGATAGGCATTTCAAAAGTTTTGCCCTTGATTGCTTCAAGAAATACTTCAGCTTCTAATTCGGCATCTGCTGATGTTAGAGCATATGAATACCAGTAAGCACCTACTTTAAGCCCTGCTGACTTAGCTTTCTTATAGTTAGTTTCAAAGCACTCATCTTTTTGATCGATATATTTGCCGTAGCCTGCGTTTATCATAACAAAGTCATATCCTGCCTTTTTTACTTTGTTAAAATCTACATTAGTACCCTGCCAATGTGAAACATCTATACCTTTTATTGTTGTTGCCATATTTATCTTCCTTTCCAATTAATCTTCCTTTACAGGCAGTTTATTTAATTCGTCTACACAGTTATGTACAAAACTATTGCCACCAATAGACGAATAGCTTTCGTATAGTCTTGCGAGATTTTCTTTTTCGTACAGTGAAATACTATTTTCTTTCATTCTTGAATTATAAATCGCTAAAATAGAATTTCTCAACGTAGCCTGCAAAGCCAAACTTTGTTTTTGCAACTGAGTTTCCATGCTTTGGTTCTGTTCTACCTGTTTTTCCACTAATACTGTTAGTTTGTCTATTTTTTTATTTAGATTATCTTTATCACTTGTTTTTGAAATCCACCCTACAAATCTATTTCTGATTGGTTTAACAATAATTGTTATTAGTGCCAAAATGGTTGTAATACTTCCACAGTAGGTAGCAATTTCCTTAACTGTGTTCATAATTACTCACCGCCATTCTTAACCTCGTCAATAAAATCTGTGAGTGATTTATAATTCATATCTTTAACGGCACTTTCAAGCAAGATAACAAGCTCTACATCGGAAATCTTAATGCCCTTTTCTTCAAGCAGGGCAAGCATGGTTTCTTTAGCCTTTTCAAGCTTTCCTGTGCCATGAACGTCTTTATAAATCTGTTCTATGTACTTAACCGTTGTAGCCGCCACATCTTTCTTAATGCTATCATTTGCGATTTTTGTATACTTCGATTTCACAAAACCGACAATAGCTGTCATAACCGCTGTTAAAATTACAGGCAAATACTCTGTAATCATCTGAGTAATAATCTCTTTCATAACTTTTCCTCCAATAATAAAAGAGGGTTGTTAGCCCTCTTTCTATTTCAGTATTATTTTTATATGTGTTTCATCAATACGTTTGATAACCCTATAACCACTATCTGACTTGGTTGCCACGCCATTCACACTAGCCGTACAATATCCGTTGACCTCGCACGTTCCGTCATCTTGAGCTACTAATTGTCCTAATAGGCCAACTTTGCTATACTCTTTTCTTGTCCCACGAGGGATATATTCAAGCGTATCATTATAGTTTTCGTTCAATATAAGATTGTGTGATTCGTCATAAATCAGCCGTCCATAAACATCTGTTTTATATTTATCATGCCAATCTAATTCAGCAGAGTTACCAACAATAGATGGGTTGGCTGATATAACACCAAGGATATAATCGTCTTTATTTGCAAGCTTGATTTTATCTTCGTCAAGCGTGACAAACAAACCAATTCTGTCTTGATTTTTAGTGTTGCCATCAAGCCATTCAAAATATTCGGCATAGTCAGCACCAATAGTTTTGTACGCACCGCCAGCATAAACATTGCCAGAAAAATCTACTTGCATTGCAGAGTTTTGAGTTAGAGTTCCATCTTCTATATTATGACCATTTCCTATATTAAATAGTATACTTGCATTTTCCGAGCTTTTATAAGTTGATTTTGCATTGATACCTATAACGGTTTGGTTATCTGCCGTGGCATGATTCCATGTACCTGCAACAAGACATCCATCATAATTAAGAACCTCATTGTGATATCCAAACACGGCGTTATATTTTGCCATTTGGTCTTTAGTTTGGTCACCCTTGACAATATTGTATGTGCCAACTACAATACTATCAGCTACACCCTCTAGCAAATTATTTATGCCATTAATATATGTATCACGAGAATTGAAAACAGTATTTTTTGCACCGCTACAATCAACCGCCACGCTATATTCAGATGTATTCCACATACCGCTGACGTGATTAGAAAATCCACCAACGCTAGTATTATTAAAGCCTGTTAAGGAATTTAAACTGCTATTTCCACGAGTATAGAGTAACATATGTAACATACTGTTAGTTTTCATTTCTGAAAAATCAATATAATTATTGCTGTCATAACTATATTCGTAACAATGATTTGCTTGACCTTCAACATGGTTATAATCACCATGAGCGATATTTTCAAGATAAATAGTAATCTGTTCTGTTCCATCAGGGGCTATAGTATAAAAATAAGAACTGCCATAATAATTAAACTTTTCTGAGATGTGTCTACTACCACCACTATCAACGTATTCAACAAATCGTCCTACGCTAGAATTTTGACTTCCTAGAGGTATAGGTTTGCCATTCCTAATAGCAATGTAGCCAGCGTTTATACCACCACCACGGAAATAGATCCACACACTGTCTCCCATGCTTAAAATCTCACCTGATTTATTCAGAAAAGATTTTTCAGCACCATTATACTCTAATAGCGAAACAATGGCTGTACAATTTGTAGAATCGTAGCTTTTAACTGTTCCATAGGTATAACCAAGTGTTTTTTTATTATCTTGACTTTCCTTAATCAGCTTATTCATTTTAGACATTCTGTACACCGCCTTTACGAATAATCAGCTAAAACCATTTTGCAGTTACCCACATAATTAACGCCATTCATTGTGAATTTTACAACAGTTCCGTCAGCAGGAAACACACTGTCTTGTCCCATATAAACATAGAATATTCCGTCAGTTTTAGCAGCGTATTGCCCCTCAACTGTGCTATTCAATGGTATATTAAAATCAACTTGTGGTACAAGGTTCGTACCGCCATTGTGCAAACTTTGACTAAACATATTATATAAGCTTGCCATTTTACTTCCTTGATGTCCTGAATTTGAAGTAGGGGTAAAGAAACCTGTAATTTCTGTATTGTCAGATAGTTTTCTCATTTTTGCAATAGCCCCACCTAATACATAGTCATTATCTCTACTTTTGAACAAAATTAACATTCCTTGACTTGTAGTATATAATATAACACTATCAAATTTGCCATAGGTAAAGCTGACATAATCAGCATATGGTGACGTTTGGGAAGAGTCATATTCACCACACCCAGCCCAGTAACGTGACTTTGCAGGATCAAACATTATTCTAAAGTACGTTGTACTATCAATCCAAAATGTCAAAGTGTTATAATCAGTGGACTCACTGTCAGGATAATTTGTTTCAATTTTGCTCCAAGTCCACTTATCTTCAAAAAATGTTTTAAGGTCTGCGAACACGGTTTCTGATGAAGTTTGATTTGGTATGCAAGTATAAGTATTTATCATTAATTATCACCGTCCAATTCTGCATTACCGCTTATTCCAATAGCTCCACGAGCGTTAGTGTTTGTTTCATTCATATCAACATAATTGATGTTATGTTCTATACAGTATTTTACAACAGGCAAACAATTTGCGTTTGTAGTATCTGTTATACCATTTCCATATGCGAAAATAGTTCCGACTTGTACATTATCAAGGGTACTAAAATCGGTCATAGTTAAATTATTATATTTCCCAGTTTCTGTATTTAAAGAAGTATGAAAAATAATTTGACCTACGCTTTGACATTTGATTGAGTCGTTAGCTAAAATGCAACCATTTGGAATAGAAATGCTGTTTACAGAAGTAACCTGAATAGCATTGCTCATGATTTCAGTTGTACCATTTGCTACTACAATATCTGATTTACTCATTGAAACACGGCAGAGTTTGTTCCCTTGGTAGAGGTTATTATCAACGACTTTAAAAGTAGTATTAGAACTATCCACAGTAAACTTGTTTAATTTAGGACAATTATTAAACCCTGTAAAGCTAGTCAAAGAAGCTCCAATAACAACCGTTGTTAATGCAGAGCAATTATTCACGCCCGATACAGACAAAGCCATACTTGGAATATAAAATGTTGTAATAGCAGCGTTATTGTTTAAACCACCAATCTCTTTTACTTTTCCGTCACTCATGAATGACAAACTTTTCAATTTAGGGCAGTTATTAAATCCGTTTACTATTTCGCAAGAACTTTCAATTCTTAGAGTTGTCAAATTAGGCATATCGTTACAACCCTCAACGTCAACCACATAGCCTGTAGTCGCTGAAGTTAATGACGCTAGATTATTCATACAGTTCTCAGGTACAACTTTTAAGCTTGTACTATTTGTCATTGGTAATTTTGTCATATTAGGCATATTGCAAAATGATCCGCTTTCAAGTGTGATACCATTGCTGTCGGTCACATTGCCATAAATTACAACATCAATCATATTACCACTATAGCCATTAAAAGCGTTTTTAGGTATTTTAGTAGTACAATTACCCGATTGAAAGTCTAAACTCAGATTTATGTTTGCTGATGTATTACTTCCAAAACCATCGGTATCGTTAATGTTAGTAGATCGCCCAATTTGTATAGTTTGAAGTCCAGATAAATCTCCCTCAATACCTTTATCCATAAGATAGAATCTTCCCTGTACTGTTGCAGGATAAATAACTAAACTTGTTGTTTCTTTATTTACATACACTACACATTTATTTGTAGTTGCCGCTTTGATGTTTAAGTTTCCAACAACATGACTTCCTTTTAGTATCTCGTTTTGTTTTATTTCTTCGACACCTGTTTGCTTATCAACTGAAACCATTGGTGTGAAATTCAAGGTATAAGGTAGCTCCAAACCATTAACGAATGTGCTATTAGCAAGAAACGATTCAGGGTGTGAAATATCACAGTATACTATAGGAAATGTAATCTTGGTAAGCTTTTTGCAACCTGATAACACACCCTTGCTAGTCGAAATATTTGAAAGATTAGCAGGGAAAACAAAGTCTGTCATATTTTCAAATCCGTTTCCCATAGGTGAAGTAAGGTAGGTAGCTTTTACTTTGGAACAATCTATCTTTGTGGTTGTTTCTTTATCAAAAGCATTGTCAAAATTAGTTAAATCATCACTCTCAGACACAATAGTTGTATCGTGTGTACCCAAAAAATAATTCTTTTTAAATGTTGAAATTGTGTTTGTGTTACGTCTGGCTACTTCGTTGTCATCATAACGTATCAAGCAACGTGACGGTGACATAGATTGAAATTCTACCGTACTATCTGCCGACAATGTATTGGTAACTGTAACTTCATTTCCTGTTATCCATTGAGCTATCAATGTTGTGTTGTTATTTGGTACAGTGTATACGTCACCATAATTGTATTTATTGCCTTGACTATCCGTCCATGCAAACAATTTATTCTCGTTATACATATCCCCACCTTGTAAAACAATTTGTTTATTAGGGGTTTGGTTAATACTTTTATAAGTGATAGTGTTTCCATCTTTGTCCTTGCCACCATTCGTGTTATAAGATATTGTCACTGTATCACTTAAAGTTTCACAGTAAATCGAAATACAATCTGTATCAAATGGCAGCCATTGTAGATTAGTGGCTTCAATACTCATTTCAGTAGCCGATAAAGGCATTGTAATAGAATTTACGATAAATAACTGTTTGTCAAAATTATAATAATCATTACTAACCCTAACGGTATTATCAACATTCAGATGTGGAGTGATCGGCAGATTATAACTAATACCTGTACTCATACAAGTATGTTGTAATAACATATATTCGGCTTGTTGCCTACACTTTTCCTCTCCGCTTTCTTCACTTGTATCTCCTAGGGGTATATAATAAGTGCCACCATCTAAGCCCTTATAGCCAATAGCATTTATGTTTACAGGTGATTGTGGGTTTTCATTTTTAGCTGTGTACGAATAAATTTCACCACTTGTATTGTCTGTTGTAACTGTAATAATGTTTACACCGTCATAATTATAAGTATAATTAATATCCGTTTCTGTAATTTCGGTTTCACTCAGTTCAAATTGTGGTGACAAATGGCGATACCAAGAAGGTAAATTATAGTTAAAAACTCTTTCCATTCTCAATCTGCCATTGACATCATAATAGATGTTAGCACCATACATTTCGGCAATCTTGTCAAAAATCTCACCAAGATAACCGCCCTCATCAACTACAATATCGTCATACAGAGTTACATTATAGAATATAGGGTCGATAATCGGCTCAACAGGGTCAAGAGGTATATTATTACCCAAATCAAGCATAAGCGTGTCCTTAATTAAAGTCGCAATATTTGTTCCTTTTTTAGAATTTGTAACACTAGCTTGATACTCAACAAGGCACATTCTAGCATTTAATGTTCCATCAAGAAAACCATATTTGTCAACACCCTCAACATTCAATCGTCTCCCATTAGAGTTTGCCGACTTTGTAACAAAAACACCTTGCGGAAACCAATAAATATTCTCATCAACTTGCAAGCCGATGAAGATCTTGAATTTTCGATTGTACCAAAACGGACTATCCTTTTGAGTTAAGTATTTACCGCTTCTATCAATAATAGATAAAGAGCAAGACCTACGGCAGCCTTGCTCTTTATTAATTGTTATTGAACCATCTGTAGAAGATAAGTCACTTGTTATTTCGCCAATAGCACCTTCATAGTGTGATAAAATTTCCATTTTAACATACATTTTTCGCATTGGCTTATGTAACTCGGCAAGATAAGCATTGTCTATTTTATTATAATAATCCATAATACTTTCCTACCTCCTATCTAATAATTATTACATCGTTTATATCTTCAACTTCAATCCAATCATACTTAATATTAGTCAGCCCTAATACACTTGTGCTATCATAAATTCTAGTAGGGTTATCTGAGATATTTATAATCCAAACATCGCCCTTATGAGATTTTAACATAAAATCATTCTTGCCTTTAATAAATTTAGTCCATGCTTTTACTCTGTCAATATTATCGACTATTTGCCCATCAGGGCAATTAATTGTCAAAAGGTCAGCAGAGAAAGAACCACTCTCATAATCTGTTACTGTTCTAGTTGTTTTTGGCTTAATACCTGTTCCTGTGTGTACTGCAAGACCAATATTTGATGTAATATCGTTATCGGTCATACCTGTTATAAACTCCCAACACTCAGAAATAGCATAATACTTTTTGTTATATTTTGTACCCAAATCGGTTAAAGAGTATATAAACCAACCGTCCTTGTCTACCGATACTTGCTCTGATTTATATGGTTTGTAATCTCCATAGCAAATATAATATTCATAAGTCTGCTTATTACCAACTGTTGTGTCAAAGAAGCTCTTTGTATTAGTAGTGCCAAGAAAAACATAATCTTCTTCATTCACATTACGTCTAAAAATCTTTGCAGTGCCACTAAGAGTTGTATTCCATGACAGCATTGCTATACGATTATTAATTATTAGACAATTAAAGTTGTTTACTAAATCACCTAACTCGTTGCCTTGGAACGATACTCTTTTGCTAAAATGATACATTTTATCGTCAAGTGTCATAATCTCACTAACAACACAATACGAATTTCCTGCTTGCATAGCATAGAAATCATAGTCGAGTCTGAAATTATAAATTGCAGGACTCTCGCCAATCAATTTCTGTGTTTCACTATAAACAGTAAATTTTGCACCTTTCACAAACTGAGTATTTGCAGGACAATAAATTGTAGCCATTCCAGTAGCAGTATTGTAGTTAGAAATAAAACCATTAATACCCTCGATAACATGACCCTCTGTTCCACTAGGCTCTATCTCTATAGTAATACACTTATTTACTATATTTTCACCTATACTTTTACCAAAATTGACCTGAGTTGTATCATTTGTACTGTCCTGAATAGTTCCGTCATAGACTACATTTGAATTAATTATCTGATACAAATAATACTTATAATATTTCAAGCCGACATGATTAGGGTGAGTGTACGTTGTTTCACAATGTATTGGTCTAGTAGAATTGTTTTCATTTACTTCAGCCGTAACAATGCAATCAGGGTCATTTCTGCATTTTACATAATGCGGTTTATCTATAAAGTAATTAGTAAATATCCTAAATTCAGTGCCTACTGTTGGTGTATTTGTAAAAGCAGATTTCAATGTAACCATGCCTGTTTTATAATCATATTTTTCAATAAATCTGCGTTCCTCACCTATCTCCATATACGCTCCACCAACAAGATAGTTTGAGCCGTCAGCACGTTCATAATAATAAGCGTCTTTCAAATTGCCTATTTCCTTGTTTATATAAAACGATGTTGAAGAACCTGCTCTCTGAACTTTTCCACGGCAGAAATACATATCATACAAACCAACACCATCTCCATATTGAGTATCATCAGCTATGGTTGTAGGGTCTGTTTGAAAAAGAATGTATTGATATTGGTAATCATGACCGTTCTCTGCAATGTCATTAAAAACCAGTTCATTAACACCGACTTTATCACCATTGTAAAAGGTGTTTATGTCACCACCCTTTGGAAAATAAGAGTGATTAACTTCGCCTGTTTTAAGGTTTGTGTACTCGCACAATGCCCAACGCATAGCTGAACCTGCCGTACAATTAAACTGATAACTGAAATGTGGAGCACGATCATATTCACCATTTGTGTCCTTATGTTTGTCTATCTTTACAACCTCATCATCAGGAAATACCAATGTAGGAGTCATAATCATTTTTGTCACCTCTCTTGTTTTCCAAAAGATAAGAGCCACTAAATAATTAATGGCTCTTTATTACTTTTGTGTTTATTTAATAATTTTTACCGACTATTCTATCCAAATCAGCCTGTTGCAGATAAGCGTTCATCTGCTCTAAGAATGTTGTGCCGTCTGTTGTATTGACAGTATCGATCTGGAATACAATAGTTTTATTGTTTGTGTCATTTCTATTTTGAATATTGTTTGGCGAGGACATTTTTGTTCTTACCAAATCTGTTATACCATTGTAAATCTTATCTCCAATATAATTGACAAGGTTGTCTGTATTAGCTACAAGGTTATATAGCTTTCTGCCTTGCTCTGAATTGAAGATAGTTTCAACTGCATTTGGCTTTCCATGAAGTTGAGCAAGCCCTGTATAATCATCAATACCACCTGAACGATATGGCTTAATAATGTTAAACTTGCTCTTTAAAGCATTAAGAATAGCTGTTAATGCACCCTTGTTCTTACCAAGCATAGGATTAGCCAAGAGTTCTTGTGAAACCATTTTGCCGTACAGTTCAGATTTTAACTGTTCTGCTTGTGCTTCATCAAGCCCTGTTCCAACAGTTTCACCGTCATATTGAACAAGATACAAGCCATTCGATTTAGCACCCTCAACAGAAATATTAGAATAGTCAAGAGCTTCCCTAGCACGTTTTTTACAATCCTCTAAGAACTTAGTCCTACCTTCCATAGTTTGCATTTCTTTTTCAGAAACGTTTGTCAACTGTTTTATGTAGTCTTTGTTCTTATTCGTAATATCTGTAACATACTTTGATAAAGCTTCTTTTTCTTTCTTGTATGCCTCAATTTCTTTGCTTTTAGCCGTTATCTCTTTTTCAACGCTCTCAATTTCCTTTTCCACCTGATCTGAAAGTTGAGAACGATAAGATTGATATTTGCTCGCAAAGTCATTAAGAATATTAGTATCTTGCTGTGCTATTTTGTCCGTCCAATTAACGCCTAAAATATCTTTGGCAAGCTGTTCATTTTCTGTATTGGTAGAGCTATTGATAAGATCTTGCCACTGTTGTTTATACTTGTCCCACAGTGAAGTTTCCTTATCACGCTGTTTTTCAAGATCAGATACACGTTTATCAGCACTAGCCTGTTCATATTCCTGCTGTGCCTTATTTACTTCCTCAGTATTGGTTTCTAAGTGCCAACCACTAGCTTCAGAATAAACATTTACCTTTTTCTTTTTAGCATTTTCAAGATTATTTAACTTTTCCTGCAAGTCAATAGTATCTTGTTTTTCTTCATTAACAGCTTTAATGGCATCAATTTCAGCATTGTATCTGTCCTCAATAGCTGATTTCTGCTCGTCAATATAAGACTCCACTGTGTTTGCAACAGTTTCGTACTGAGAAATAATATTGTCAAGTTGAGTTTTTTGTTCTGTAAGAATATTCTTTTGCTCTTCGAGAACATCTTTCTCGTCCTCGGCTTTATCTATAAGATCATCAAACGTTTCCTCGTAAATTTTCTCAATATCATCTACAGACAGTTTAACTTCAGAAATAGAAGAAGCTACCTCTCCAAGTTTTTCAAGGCTTGAAATAAGACCTTCCACATTAGCCTTATCATTGCCATTCGGTAAACTATTTGAGAGTTCTTTTAATCTGTCTGTTAATTCTTTAGGGTTTTGTCTTATCAGTTTCTTAACTTCTTCTGTCAGCTTTTCCGTGTTGCCTGAGAACTTAGCTAAGTCAGGATATGATTTAAACAGTTCAACTAAATCACTATCCGAAATACTTCCGTCTTGCAGACTTGTTAAGGTATCTTTAAGTGATTTTGCTTTATTTTGAACTTCGTCAATATCGTCCGTCCACTCAGAAATATCAAAAGTACCTGTTGTCAATTTTGCAGGCAAAGACTCAAAGAAAGTATTGACATAGCTAATTAAATCCTCATCACCATTAGCCAAGTCAATTAATTTGTCCTTGTATTGCTGAGTTAAATCATAAAGCCTATCAACATCATCAATATTTTTATTTGCTACAGCATGACTATAACTTTCAGTAGCTTTCTGAGCTTCATCAAATGCTTTACTAAATTCTTCACTTGTGTTATAGTTTTCAAGTGTTTTCTGAATTTCGTTGTATTTATCAACGGCATTAGAAAGTTTATCATATTCCTCTGTTGTGGTAGCAATTTCTTTTTGCAAATCAGCCAACCACTTGTTACGATTATCGTCTTTTGAAATGTTTGCCCATTTCTCGGATAATTCATCATAAACCTTTTGCATGGTATCAATACGTTCTTGCATTGTACCTGCGAAAAGTAAATTACTATAAGCATTAGTGCTTATACCAACGTTATTATACTTTTTGAGAATTGGTTCAATGTCATTCTTGTAACTGTACCAATCACCATAACCACGAGAGCCGACCTTGTTGATGTCAGCATTAGAATTATAGCCACTAAATAGACCGTCTGATACATAGGCTTGCCCTTTGCCACCGTAATCAGTAGTAAAAAGACCCTTGTTAAAAGAGCTTCCCTCTTTTAATTTCTTTTGTGCTAAATCATAGGCTTCTTTAACACTCAGCTTTCTATCACTATCATCAGGATCAGTAATATCCGACTCTTGATAAAGTTCACTCTCAGCCTTTTCTTTTTTCCACTCTTTGATTTTCTTAATATTCTCAGACATTTTGTCATTAAGTAAATCAAGGCTCTTAGCTTCATTACCGTACTTGTCAATTAAGTTGTCCTGAATAGTATTCAAATCGTCTTTAACAGTTGACAAGTCATCTGTTGTCGCAACCAAAGTTACATAACGATTTACTAATTCGTTTACTGATTTGTTTTCTTCATCTAATTTGTCAATAGAGTCAGAGAAACTACTTGTAAACTGAGCTAAACTTTCTTTTGCATTATCTGCACCATTGACAATATTATCAAAAAGTGTTATAATCTTATCAATAGCCAAACCTACGAGCAAGCCGACAGCCATATTACCAACAGTTGACAATATTTTCATGCCAGCGGCAGCAAGCTTAGAAGAAGTCGCAACACCCTTTAAAGAAGCAGACAACATTTCTTCTGATACCGCTGCACCATTAGCACTTCTAGCAACATTGAGAGTTGTTTCAGAGCAACCCTTTAAAGCTATTGACTCGGCTTCAGCTACCGATTTACCCTGTGCCAAAAGATTGTTAAACTGACGGACATTTGCTACTTCATTTGCAGGAATTAAAGTTATATCCGATTTATTATGAAGCAAGTTCTTTAAATCTGAAAGTTGTGTTATAGTCTTGCCTAATATACTGATATTAGTCTTGCCACTACTCTCATTTTCAACTGTTTTAAAGACCTTAACAGTTATTCGTTTATAGTTTTGATATAAATTTTAAAGGAGAATAGTTATGACAAATAATCAAGAAAACACAAATAATTTAGCTAACGAAAATACCTCATCTACTAATAATGGAACTACCGAGCAAGTTCATTATTCCATTGGTAGAATTGTATTTGTCATTATATTTTTATTTTTTGCCATTTGGGGGCTGGTTGACAAAATATCTGACATTTCACACTACGAAAAAGACTACAGCCAAGAAGCTTACACAGCAGCTAAATTCTATGTAAATAAACAGTTAAAAGCCCCTGCCACGGCAGATTATCCAATGTATGATAAAAACTTTATTACGCATCATAATGATAGCTACACCGTATCATCTTATGTGGATGCTGAAAATAGTTTTGGTGTTAAGGGCAGATTGTACTATACTGTCACTATGGAACGTGACGGCAAGGATTGGACTAACGTAAATGTTAATTTGAGAGAATAGATAGTGAATACGAGTGTATGAGTGTATGAGTATACACAAGTGTACAAATGGGCAAAAGTAAACAATGTGTGTTCATGTACAACAAAAGACCCTAGAGAAAATCTAGGGTCTTATTTTATGGCTATTCATTATGTAATCCACACTATCTCTTAGAAACGCTCCGTTGCATTTGTTCAGAACACAAATGCTTTAATTCTTGATATTTCTGTTCTACAAAACGGACTTTAGACGATACATCTGAACATTGATATCTCGCCTCTCTACTTAACTCATATAAGGTGCGATATGCCATATGAATTTGATACGGACATTTTTTCTGTATGATAATATTTCTATCTTTATGACTCTTTACAGTTTCAAGATTTATGTCATCATATCTCTTGGATAAAAACAAATTCATATAATGAAGTGACGAATAGAATATACCGACTATTATCCAATCCGAAAAATCGTCATATTCTTTAACATCTGTGTCCTTTAGACATTGCACAAACAACTCATTATGTTTTATTTTTTTAGAATAATCCTGCGAGTTAGACACTAGGAGTCACCTCAATCACTTCTTCAAATTTAGGCATATTTGCTTCCACTAAATTCTTTTCGGAAGTAATCATGAAAACAATGTCTTGTTTATAATTAGTTGTAAAAGTAAAAGTTGCTTCATAATATTCGTCCAAAACTTCACCTATTTTGTCATCGTCAAAATCAGCAATTACATAGATTTCACTTCTTATACGGCTAACATAAATCTTCTTGACAACAAAGTTCTTAAACTTATTATTCTGCAACCACTTGATACACTTCGACATCTCGTCAAGATTGTCAACAGTACAACAATAGATATTGTCGAGAATCTGTTTAATTTCCATGTAATACGGCTCAATATTTAAGATATCCGATAAACTGGTTTTGTAACTATCTTCTGTACAAACATTTACATTTCTAACATAAACATCTGTAGTGCTTTTCATGATATCACCCCTCTCGTAATCCCAAATCAACTATCTTTTTGTCTTGCATATCCAAGCCAACACGAAGCAATGTCTGTACAAATGGTAGAAACATCTTAGCTGGAAAAGTTATACCATTTGATTGTCCGTTAGTTGTAATTTCGATATTGTCTGTATCTTTTTGATATTCAATCTTCAATGATAATTTAAGTTCCTTACCCATTTCCATATTATCACACCTCTCGTTTTATTCTAAACTACTTAATTACATTTTATTCTTTACTCTTTAACAAAAATACTAAAAGAGATTTTGTGAATAATTTAATATGATTATATAACACTTTTATAAAATATGCCACACAATCATATTTTAGACTTGTAAGGACTATTCTTAACTTAGTATACCCATTTTGGGAACTAATGTCAAGCCATATATTGGTTGCATTAACAAACATTGTGTAAATATAAATGTAAAATTTTTATTAACGAACAAATTTAGTGTTGACATACGCAAATGAATAGTGTAAAATAAATTACTATGCAAAATGATTGGTAACAGTTTTATCCCACCCTCACTGTCAAAGGACAAAACTAAATAAATGAGGGATAATTCATTTTTTGAAACGCTATAGGTGTTACCTATAGTTGGAGTACACCTTTATCTTACCACAAGATAGTTACCGTCTACTCTCTGAACCTAGTCCGTATCTCCCGATAGGGGTTGGCTGCTGACCTGACATTTTTAACAACACTTAGCACCTATTATAATAGTATAATAGGCTTTTATCTCAGCATATGTCATCTTTGCTATTGTTTCCGAGTTTCCTCACTCTTATAGTGCCATTGCCATAAGTAGTCGCAAAGCTTTAGCCGTTCTCAGCAATTTGGCAACCTTATTTTAAAACGTGTGTGACCTATGCACATATAGTTTGTGGCTGTGCATAAGTTGGCATCTTTAATAATTGTTTACCTACGTTTTTGAATGATAATCCTGCCATAACGGTAGGAATAAGTGTTTCTAAAACACCGAATTTACTAATTAGATTATCAAGAACATCAATAATTTGTGTTCCACTGGTGATACCGAATTTAACTAAATCACCATTAATCAGAGTAGCTGACAAATTTTCAATACTTGTCTGAAAACCTTGCACTCTTCCTTGAATGGAATCAAGGTATTTTTCATACTCTGACATAGCAGACCCAGCAGAGCCTATTGAGTCATTAACAATTTTATCCGCTTGACTCATATTTGTAAGCAATGCAGTAATTGTATTGCCTCTTTGCTTGCCTGCGATTTTCTCTATGACAGCGGCTTTTGATGTATCAGTAAGATCGTTCCAAACATTGGCGATACCTTTCATAATTTCATAGGTACTCTTAAAGTTTTGAGAGTCCTTCATTATATCAAAGCCACCTGTGCCATTTACATTAGTAAGAGCTTTAATATCTTCCCTCAGTTTTGAGGTTGATACTGCCATGCCCTCTGTTGACTCGCCTGCATCTTCAAGTTCTGTCTTTGCTCCACGAAGTCGCATTGACAGAACTTTTAAGCTGTTCAATCTGTTACTTTCCCAATTATATTGGTACTGACTACATTAAATATGTAGCGGTTAGTCATTTCTGGCTAACTCTCGTATTTCTTTTTTTATAGGATTATAATACGATGCTCGGACTATATATTACGCCCTGTAATCAGGACGGATAACTTCAATACATATGTTGCCATATATATCCTGTAGTCTCTACGGTTACTCAAAAAAATTGAGTCTTACCTCGGTCTTAACTATCCTTTAGCCTTTAACCGATATAGTTATCTGCATACTATATATTATTATATAGTCGGGCAATTTGTGTTTACCCGCTTCGGCTGCGTCTCCAGTTATTTCTGTAATGGCTGTACCCATTGCTATTGCTTGGTCTAGTGTATTTCCTGCTACGCTCAGTGAAGATACTGACCTTGACAACATATCACCAATATCACTTGCTGAAACAGCATACTTATTTGATATTGCGTTAAACTTATCAACAATATTAATCGACTCATCAACTGTCATGTTATAGCTTTTCATAACTGTTGTTAGGTCTTGTACTGCTGTTGCATTATCTACTTCACCAACAACTGAATAAATACCCGAGTTTGTGGCAAGTGTTTCAGCTTCATCTAAACTATAACCACGTTTGCCCCATTCTGCGGTTTGAGAAATAAGGTCAGATAAATCAATCTTTAAATCTTTAGCCTTTTGACCTATATTATCAAAGAACTCGGCATATTGCTGATTTGTGTTATCAGTAACCTTACGCAATTCTGTCATAGCTGTATCAATATCTACAACATTATTATAGAACTTAACAGCTTCTCTGGATATACCTGAAATTACAGTAGTTAAACTCATCCAGCTTGTGAACTTTAAAGCGTCCTCTTTAATCTTATCGAAAAAGCTTAACCCATTCACACCTGCCGCCTGTGCTTCAGAACTCATTGTCCTAAAACTACGATTTATTCTATCAACATTGGCTTTCAAATCACTCGCAGTTAAATCACTAGCATTTAGCAACTTTTTGAGTGAAGCTATCATATTATCAGTTTCAACCTGATATGTACCGCCATTAAAAGTATTCTTGCTCATGGCTTTAGTATTAGCCTGCTGCCATGTCTGGATTGTGTATATTAACTTTTTAATGTTCTGCCTTGTAGCTTCTATATTCTGTTGTGATTTATTGTTGGAAAAACTAGCTTTGTAAGCTACATCTGCCCTCTTTAACTCATTTGTTAGTTCATTGAGTTTAATACGATATTCGTCTAATGCTTTAGGATCGCCACCTACATTAGACAAACTTGTTTTTAACTCATTAAACTTTTCTTGAAACTCTCCATTAAAAATAGGCGACTCTTTCCATTTTGTTTCTAAGGTGGTGAGATTTTGCGTAAGTCTAGCTACATTATTTTCTGTTTTAGTAGAGGTAGCTGACGATTTATCAGCAGAACGAGAATTGGCTAATCTAAGTTCTTCCCTACCAATGTTTATTAATTCATTCTTTTGTCTTTCAAGTTCTTCTGTAATCAGTTTCTTCTTTTTAAGCTGCTTCTCGTCATAAGAAACTCTACTCTCAAGATTTTTAATCTGTCTTTTTAGCTCAACATTTTCTTGCTCGCCAGCATTGACCTGTTGCTTTTTAAGCTTATTAATCTGTTTGATTTCACCAAACATCTTATTATAATAATGAGCTTGCTGTTGTGCCTCAGAATTATCAGATTTTTCAAGTAACTGTAAGCTCTTTATTTCTGTTTCTGCTTTTTTAACCGAAACAACTAACTCACGATATTCTTCAGACCATTTTTCATTTCGCCCAAATTGACTTTCGGTTTCATTGACCTTATTTAATTGGGAAGTTAAGTTATTAATTAATTCGGAAACCTCTGACGGTTGTTGTTTAAGTTTTGAGAAACTATTTGATATTTCCTGTATTGTTGCAGGCATTTTAGCCAAAGTGTTTTCAGCATTTGTAGTTTCGTTAAAAGAACTTGTAAGAGATTTTAAATTTTGCCTGATATTGCTTGCAGTAGTTTTTAATGAATTGAATAGTTTATCAACCTCTGCAATAGAGCCACCCTTGCCAAGATTGTCAATAGCAACATTAACGGCATTAATTTCATTTCCTATTCCCGATTCAATACCTTTATTCGCTGACTTAAATGCCGAAAGTTTAGCAGTATAATCCGACTTAGCCTTATCAATATCCGCAAGCAGTTTTAATATACCCTTTTCAGAACTACTACCCGATAGATAGTCAAATGACCCATTTGTTTCGTTCAGAGCATATTTCAGTTTTTCGACTTGACCTGTCAAGCTTGTAACTTCTGCCGTAATTTGAGTAACTTCACCCGAACTATCTTTAGTCCATGAAAATGTCGGATTGCCAAACTGACTCAAAACTTTTCTTGCATTTTCAATAGTTTTAATAATATCTATCTGTCCGTCTTTATTAAAACCTGCCTTAAAAGTTTCTGCAAGAGTTGTGTCAATATTCTGTATCTCATGCTTTATATTTTTAACAGAGCTAACTACCTGTTTTTCAGCAACCTTTATACCACTCTGAATAGAAGTTACATTTAAACCACCAATATCTATTTTTAGATTTTTGCTGATTGTAGCAAGTTGAGATTGAATTTTCTTTTGTGTTTTATTCAAGTCCAACTCACCAATGATTTTAGCATGAGCCTTATTATCATTTGCAAGTACATTATTTAATTTAGGTATATCGTCCTTAACTTTACTTGTGTCAAGTTCCACAGGAACTCGTATTTTTAAATCATCTGCCATTTCACTTCACCTCTATTCCTTGTCTTTTAAGTCCTTGTCTTAAAGCCATAACGTGATATTTGTTATCACTTAAATCCTCTTTTGCGTTATATACAAATGGTCTAGCAACACCATGATACGTCCAGTTTCCAAAATCGTACCCCCAACCAGTTTCAATGATAGGTGCTAATTCTTGACCTGCATTATCTGACTTAATCATTTTCCCCTGTACAAAAATATAAGGGTTAGCCATTGTGTTGTTTTCAACAACCAAAGTGTCACCTTCGATAGAAGAATTAATATTATTAATATCCATTAAACCACCATTATCATATCGTCTTACATATTCATGTGGTACATAACTATCGTAAACATCTCTTTCAATATGATCTAGCATAACAGTGGTAACAACCTCGGCAACATCTGTAAGCAGAGCGTAATCAATTCTTGCTCTTAGTTCTCGCTCTAGTTCTTTAAGGTTTTTTACAACCATTTATTCCTCACCACGCAACCACTTTGCAACAAGCTTTAAATCCTCGTCAGCTTGCTCCTGAGAAACTTTACTATGTGTTTCTATCGTAACTTTATCACCGTTCTTCAAACCAAGGCTACAAAGACCTATAATTGATTTGCCATTGACCGTTCTATCTATTGTCAGATTAACCACAGAGGGGCGTACCTGTGTAAAATACACAAACCTATGAATATTCCTAGCATTAGGCACTATCCCAAGTGTTATTTCCTGTTCTGCAAAGAACATATTAGTCACCGTCCTTGTTGTTTGAAATTACAATTTTATTTGCCATGTCATTACTGTCTTTCAATGTTTTCAGTACCTCATTTAAACTTCCAGTGTCAAAATCCTTCATAGTATTGTTTGTCTGTTCTATCATTTCTTTTGCCTTATTCGCAAGCTCCGTTATAGCTATGTTTGCCATGCTCATAACCTTTTCAGCCGCCTTGTATCTAACATTCATGTTAATACCACTGTCAATAGCTTTAGTAATTAGGCAATACTGATTTCTGTCAATCAACTCCCAAGCAATGTTATTATATTCCCTATCCAGCTCTCCACTATCATAAATCTCTGCAATATCATCTGATGAAAGTTTATGTTCTCCGTAAAGAGTGACAACGTAATATTTACGCAAAATTCCTTCATATCCTGCTCCGTACTCAACTGTACCCTTGACTACATTATTTATAAATGCCTGCATTTCCGCAAAACTAAGCCTATTTTTCATTCAAGTTTCCTCCATTTTCTTGCGTTTCTTTTCTGCGTTTCTCAGTTTCTTACACTCATCATAATCAATCCAACCACCATACTTTTTAACATAAGTAATCCACTTATATGTAATGTATGGATAGCAATACCAAAACAATTTACGTTTAAGTATTGCCACTGAGTCTGGCATACCTTTTGTATCTATAACTTCAGTGACACCATCTTTATAAGTAACCACGAAATCAGCGACATATTTAATTGGCAACACAGTTTTGCCATCGTGAACGAACTTCGGTTGCAGTTCATATGGTTTCTGTAACTCATACGAAATCACTTCACCGCTTTCCACTAAAGGACAAAGTACGTCACGATAATATTTCATTTCTAACACTGAGTCAAAAATAATACCATTATAACTACGTTTTGATTTGTCTTTATCTACATTAAACTTACTTCTATCTGTCATTTCTACCTCTTTATAAAAAAAATAAGGGCGGTCAATACTTGTCATAATAACCGCCCTTTCTATTTTATTTAGTTTTTTTATTTATTGTACTATTTTTAAGGTTTGTAATATCAGCCAAAACATTATAGACCGACTCTTTATAATCTTTCTTTTTTAATGTTTCGGAAGTAATACCAATATTGGCAAGAAGTTTTCTTGCTTCAACCTTGGAAATGACTTCGTGCATATATTCTTCTATGATTAAATATAATTGATAACAAGATGGTGTGTCCACATATCTCCTCCAACTATTTATTTTATCACATTTATTACACGCATAATATCCATTACCACAAATAATACATTCATGGTTGTTTTCCATAAATTAATCCTCTGGAATAACAAATCTCACAAGCTGACCCTCGTCACTACAATAGTCCTTCAGAGAGTCAATAGTAAATGGGAAGTCGCCTGTTTTGTCAAGCGGTATCTGAGTCTCAGGAGAAAGCTGTGAAGATGCCACGACAACCCAACCATGATATTCAATATTTTTATCACAAATATCTGTAAAGATTGATTCAAGCCAAAATTCACCTGATTTTGGCATATCATTCGTACTCTTTGTAATGTCAACTGCATTTTCAGACTCATATGTATAATATACCTGAATAGTCATTCCTTCCTTGATAGCAGTATCTGTCGGAAGTGTAATTTCTTTCTTAGCCGCATCAAGTGAAAATTCCTTTTCTGAATTTACCGCTGCATATTTGTAAGAAGCAACCTGTTCCTTCCTTTCATTGAGCAGATAAATGAATGATATTCCACCCACAGGAACTTTACTCAGAGTAATCTTTGTTATGTCGCTACCCACCTTAATCTTCTCTCTTTTAGGAATGAGAATTTTGTTAGTAGAACTTGCAACGTTCTTTTCTGTACCCCACTGAGCAGCAAGAAGTGACAGCGTAAGGAACGATGTATTACCTGTAATCTGAACTGTATCAGCATCATAGTATTTTGCAATTACCGCACCTGTTGCATCTGTCTTATCCTGTGAAGTAGCATTGGTCTGAATGTTTACATCTTTCAAATCTTCAAGAGTCCAAAACAGCACTCCGTCAGTAGGCGAAAACATCTGACCTGAAATAGCTTGTTTAAAAAGCAATTTGTCTGGATTAAACATATTATTTCCTCCTTTATTTTCTATTGCTTCCGTTACCATGTACGGAAACAATTTAATTCTTCTTTATTTTTAATGTCCTTATAATAAATAGTACCGCTATACAAACCTGTGGTAAGCTTCTGTGCTTGATTTATGATTTGATTTCTTAAAAGACAATCATAAAAAACATTAATAGGTAACGACCAAACCGTGTCCCAGTTGTATTTAAACCCTTCAATATTTGTTAATGTTGAAATATATGGCAACAAAATAGAGCGAAATTCTTTTTCTTGATACTCACCCCTAGCTAATTGTCTTTCAAGCTTGTCTAATTCATATTGTAATCTCCATTTTCGGGTGTGTTCATTTCCATCTTTAATATTGTTATCAGCGATATTAAGCATTTTCCTGAAATATTCAGTAAGCAGTTCATAATCTGCTTTACCTATTTGAATATTGTTATAAACATCAAATAAAATAATATCACCGCTATTCGTGTCAATATAGCGTTTCATCTTACCAAAATCAATATTACGGATTATAAATGAAACATCAGTTAGCAAATGATTTTCGACAATATCACAAAACAAGTCAAAACTATCTACTGAGTTAAAATCAATACCCTTGCTCCAAAGATATAGCCTTCTATCATATGGAGTTGAAATTATGTCAGACACAATGACCCAAAACTGTTTTTCACCTAGTTTTGACTCGTCTGAAATCTCGTCCAAAGTTGGGTTGTGAATTTCAAACTTGCCTAACATAAATGTTTCTTTTTTATTACGATAAATCGAAAGTTCATCCATAACTAATTGCCCTCACACGGATTTATCGTAAGTTCTTCACCTTGGAATATTAAGGTACGCCTTTTATAAACAGGTGACAAGTTATCAGGTACGTCTGAAATAAGTTGTATTCTGTTACCACTCCAACCATCTGAGTTGTTAAATAACTGACCTAATAATTCAGACACATAATCCATTCTTGTTTTGGAAATGCCAGCTTTGTTAAGTCTCATTTTATCTTGGTGACAAATTATTTGGATTATCATTTGAGGATAACCCTTAAATGCCCCCCATATTACTTTCGGAACTGAAACTTCAATGTTAAGATACAATTCTACATTAGTTTGAGTGTAAGGTATATATAAAAAAGGGTATATATTAGAATACACAATATTTTCTAGTTCTTCCTCGTCCTTTTCAAATAAATCTAATATATTATCTTGTGATAATATCATAGAAATAGCTTTATTTTTCCACTCCGATATAACAGAATTTATTGGCATTTTATACACCTCCCACTATATTAACTAATAGCTCAGACGAAACATCATCAACTGTACAAACCAATTTAAAAGAGCTACCAATTAAAGCACTATTGTTTAAACACTTTATCTTTACCTTATTTTCGTTTACTGTTATAATAACGAAATCTTTTTGTTTATCAAGTAATTTTAAAGACCAAATAACACTCTTATCTGTTTTTGCAGTAAATGTTTTTACTGTACCACCGCAACGAATTTCTGCATTACCACTGTAAGTTATTTCAACAGGTTTGGTTGCATTATTGGGCTTAAAGTAATCACATAGCATAAGGTCAATTCTATCTGTCTGCGGATTGTATTGACTCTCTGACAAGATAATGTGCATACATCTGCCATTTCCAAAAGAAAAGCTGACAGTATCAGGTCTAGTAATTCTGTAAGGTGTAGGCTCTTTATCATTATAGTCAATGAAAAAACGCTTATCGTGCGGAAAATATTTCGTTTCCTCGTCAAGCGAAATATACATCATTAACTGATCGTAACCAATGGTAATTACTTTTGTCTCATTTGTGCCTGCGTTATACTGTGAAGCATTTTGAATATTGCACGGCTTATAATGAACTATGCCATTTTCGTCTTGCCACTTAATAACGTAATTACACAAATACAAAATAGATTTTTCGTACAGCTTGTTATTTGTAGGCTCGGTCAATATTAGCCAAATCTTATTATCGTATTTAATATACTTATAGTCCGATATTGTACTAATATAGGTTAAAACCTGTCTTTGCCAAGCTTGTGTTGGCGTATCAGGTATTTCATTCTGAATTATGCCCTTTGTAGCAAATTCATTTTCAAAATCCTCACCGTTAAACACTCCACTGCACAGAATAATATCATCTTCAATAACACTATCCTCTAAAACGTCATTAAAAGACATTTCACTATCAAACAACAAATCTGGTTTTTCAGAACCTTCCGTATAATACGGTTGCTGAATTATGTACCATTCTTTACTCATTCAACCACCTCAATTATACGCAGTGTCTTTAAGTTGCTCATAAAGGTCAACTATTTTAAAGTTCACCCAATCAATCTCAACTTTAGCTTGTCTTTTGTCACCCTCTGAGTTGTTTATTGATAAATCCTTAGAAACTATGTTACTACGTTTGACAATTTTGCTATATTGTCTTTCACAATAAAATCTCTTTATTGTATAGCCCAATATATTAACAACTATCTGATTCAAAACAATATCGTTTCCGTCAATATCAGTAAACATTCTTTTCTCATTATTAAAGTAAAGCTGACTAATTTGAGTTGAAAACTCGCCACAAGCCATTTTAAACCACTGAAAAACAAGGTCGTCACTTAACGCAACCCTTTCAAGAAATGTGGACTCAAAAACAGCGACCACATCTTCATAGGTAGTAGCCATTTTAACCACACCCTTTCTAAAACTTATAGCCTGAAATATTTTCTATTTCGTTACGCTTATAAACTGCCACATTGTCAATTCCAACTTCTTTGGCAAGTGGAATAATCATTTTCTTATCACCTTCAGTAACTACAAGTCTTGAGAGTTCAGCCATAAAATCAGCCTTATTGCTAATGCCAAGTAGTGCCTTTACGCTGTCAATATCAAGAATAACAGGATCATTATTATCACTCTCGTCAAGTGAAAAAACGTATCTTCTTATATCCTCGTCAAGAATTTTCAGATAAGCGTTATTGCCAAAGCCGTCAGTACCACAAAACATTCCATTGCCTTCCTGTATCTGAGCCATAACCTCTCCAACATTAAGCTGTGCAAATTTCTTTGCATTTGGTGGAATAGTAATATCTCTTTGTGTTTCCACAGCCCTAAAACCCAATTCCCAATTACGAGTGTTTTCCAAAAATACTCTATCGGTAAGCTGAATTTCCCTTTTAGACTTTACTTCTGTAATATCGTTATTAATTGTGGCAGTAGTTGTATTTTTTCTTACATTTGCCAAATTTTTAATCTTCCTTTCAAATATAATAATAATGTGGCAAGAGTTTATACCCTCGCCACATCAATAATTATTATGTAATTAACCCTGCTTTGTAAGCAGACCAATTTCAAATTCTCTGCCCTTTACAACGTCAGCACCAAGCTCCATATCGAAACGTGTCTTTACTGTACCTGTCTCAACATCATTGCCTGTCATAGTTGTAATACCACCACGTCTGAAGATATTTACTGGAGAATTTGCTCCCTGTGCAATAAACCACAGATCGTTTGGATTGTAGTATGTGTCAAAACCTGACTTGTCAGCAAGTGGCTTTGTGAAGTTATATGGGTTCTCAAGTTCAATAAGAGCTGAACCCTTATAGAAGCCATTCAGACCTGTTCTCGCAATCTCATCTACCTGTGTAGCATTGAAGAATGGAATTGATGTAGAGCCAACTGTCTTATAACCGTTCCAATCGCAGATACCAGAAATAAGTGAGAAGTCACCTGCAATACCAACCTTGCCAAGCTTTCTAACCTTATTTACCATACCGTCAACCTGTGCCTGAGTTGGAACAGAGTCATACTCGCCATAGAACTTTACATATTCAGTGTTATTCTTCAGTGCAGACTTGATAACATCAAACACATAAGCAACACCCTTATTGTTCATGTCGGTCTGTACCTGTGCCATTTCCTCTGCTACAGTACCAGCAAAATTACCAGAAGCAAGCTCACGATAATCAATAGCCATACCAGAAGAAATTGTCTGAGTTACGATTGGGTACTCTACCCACTTTCTACCTGCAAAACCGACATCAGAACCAGAAGCCTGAAGTCTAGCATCAAGACCCTCATAAGAATAAGTCTTAATTCTTGGCTGCTCATCATAGCCAATCTCATGATAGTTACCAAGGAAATTAAATACCTTTGTTGCCTCAAGAAGCCTTGGCTGTATAATATACTTTACAATAGTATTAATCTCTGCAACTGCTCTGCTATCGCCTGCAAGTGCCTGTTCACCAAGCTTTGAAATTCTTGAACGTACTGCGTCTACCTTCTGACCGTACTTTGATGTATCTTTGCCTGCAAAAAGAGCAGAACAAATCTCAACTACTTCATTGAAAGCCTTTGCGTTCTTGACAGCAACCTCAGACTTATTCAGATTATTAAGTTCAAAAGAAGTATTAATCATTATTAAAACACCGTCCTTTATTTTACATTCATTAATTAAGCGTGTACAACGACTCTAAGTCCGTTACCGCCAAAACTTGTCTTTTCCACAATTTCAAGATACTCTGCATAATCAGAAACATCAGCACTCTTAGCCCACTTGCCATCAGTACCAACTACAAGCTTGTCACCTACTGCGAGTGTATTGTAAGCTGTTGTTACAACTGCATCGTCCATATCAAAAAGATGTCCTGCAAGAGAAGCAAGAGTAAAAATGCGTGGAAACTCACCAACCTCAATTCTATAATCATTTGGAGTGAGTGTCTCAGGCTTATCAATTCTGTTCATTACAACTGCAAGACCAGCCTGCTTTGCTGTTGTTGCGGTTGGCAGAGCAACAGCCTTTGTTTTAAGATCATATGTAACAGCCATGCCGTTCTCAAGAACAACAGGTGTCTTGAGATAGCCAAAATTCTGTGCTACCTTGAAATCACCAATATTTGCAAATTTAATCATTTAAAATTCCTCCAATCGTATTTTTTTATACAAACAGGTTGTCAATATCGAGTTTGTCATTCTTATCGTCATCGTTGTCGGTATCTACGCAACCAAATATGTCAGCGGCAAAATTGTTCTGAGAATTAATCTCAACAGCCATTGCCTTTTCCTTCTTCTTTGTCTCAGCACCGATACAAGCGTTGATTTCTGTAACAATATCGTTTACCTCGATACCACAACCCATAGGATCTGCGTTAAACTTGTCAAGCTTATCCTTAGCCATATTCTTTTCATCGTCTGAAAAATCTCCAAGAGCTGAATTGAGTTCTGCAATCTTTGCAGACTTTTTAAGTTCATTCAATTCTGCTTTCATTGTTTCAACGAGTCCGTTAAGTTCATTAATCTTCTCGTCTTTCTGACAAGCATTGGTTTCGGCTGTTGTCTTTTCACCTGTAAGAGTTGCTATCTCTGCATCTTTTGTAGAAATAATCTCATTCATTTCAGCAATCTTAGTCTCGTAATCTGCATTTTTAGTATTGAGTTCAGTAATCTTATTCTCAACAGCAGAAATAATCTGATTAAGTGTCTTTTCGTCCACTTTCTCGTCCTCCTTTATCTTTTGATTTAGTTCTATCAGTATTGCACTATCGTCACTAGGCTCGACAGTTAAAATGCAATATCCACTATAGTCATAAACTTTTGGTACTCTACCTTTTTCGACAGGCTCTCCGTCATACACTATTTTATTTTTGCCCTTACCAACAAATTCAACAGAACCATATATTGTATCACCATCATTAATTTTGTTTTCAAGCCATTCAACAAAATGTGGATAACGTTGCTGATTAATATAACCCTCGGCAATAAGAACTTTATGTTTCTCACCATCAATCTGAATATCTTCAATAGACCAACCATCAGCAGAACCTACTTGAACAGAATTTTCAAATAATGGCATATTGCCGTCTTGACCTGTCATTCCATGGTCGTATGGAATATCTTTTTCACTATCCAAAAATGTTGCACAAATAGGCATACCAATAATACTATCTGCATTATTTCTAACATACTGCTCATTGTAACTAATACCATTTTTGTTATAGTGATTACGGTCTTGATGAATTTCGTGTAGTACCAACTTTACACGTCTGCGACCGTCCGACCTCTTTGCTTCGCTTATTTCACAATGAAACACTAACTTTCACCTCTTTTCTGACATAAAATAAACCTAGTCACTAAACGCAACTTAGGTTTTAGTTTGTTGTTGAAGGTTTTGGTTGAGCGTTTCCATTTAGATTTTCGCTCATTATGCTATTTTCGTTTGTCTTTTCAGCTACCTTAGTTCTACCACCGTTTGAGTGGTCTGCATCACTTGGGTCGCTATCTTTGCTACTCATGGTATAACTCGTCTTATGCGTTGGATATTTATTTTCCCAATCATTATCCAGTTCGTAATCCATAAGCGACAAGTATACATCACTATCCCAACCAGTGCTTGCAATCCAAGCTGTTAAAGACCCCTTACCTCTAGCATAAAGGTCGGTCATATATTTAACCTGTTTATCTCTATTTACAAAAGTAACAGGTAAAATAGCACACTCCATATAAAGCTTTTTGTCCTTAATAATATTGGCGTTAATACATTTATTCAATTCCATAATAAACATATTTATCCAATCATATACATTTCCTGCAACCAACTCCAAATTCAGTGTTGCAACAGCATAGTTTCCTGTACTATTACCGTCAAGGACACTACTAGCAATACCCAAATCGGCAGGCACTTTCGATTTATTGGCATTTTCATTCTTTTCATCAAAAATAGAAGTGTCAACTTTTATGTCATTTAATTTTGTACCTGCGGCAAGCGAGAAAAATGACTTGCCATATTTATTTTGTCTTGTAGTAATAGCTTCTTTAACTACCTTATGTTGGTTTTTCTGCTGACTTTCCGTCAAAGTACAACGTCCGTCTTTTGCTTCAGGAAATGTTTGATAAATAATTTGATTGTTCAACTGATCTAATACATTCCGCTTTGTAGAAGTGAAATAATCTGCGTATAATACATCGTCCAACGCACAAATCATTAATGGCACACCATAAGGATTAATAGCCTTACAGTTAATTTTTGTCACCATTGTATTATCATTATTTAAAACTTTCCATGGCTTAATATTATTGTGAGTTGAATATTTACTATACGCTTCTCGAATTTCTCTTGGAAAAGCCTGTAGTTTTCTTCTTTTGTCGTCTTCTGCCATATCGTCAAAGTATCTTAAATCAAAAGCAACAATAGGTGAACCATTCTTTCTGCCAACTATACGGCAATAGTCAACAGGCAGATTAATAACAGCACATTTAATCCCCAATTCATTAATCTCTACAATGTTTAAAGTATCAATATCATCAAGATACTTGTCAGCAAATACGGACTTTGTAATCTCAAAGTATTTAAAGTCCATTCCCTCAATCATATCGTTAAACAAATTATCTCGAATAACTTCCTTATATCTTATTGTGTCAAGAGTTTGTTGCATTAGCTGTCTTGCGTTTTCAAATTTCTTCTTGCGTTTAGTTTTTGACTTTGAATAAACCACCTTATCTAAAGTGAACATGGTTTTAAGATAGTTGATAGAAGTCATAACAGAGCCATTTTCATAGTACGCCCACCGACAAATTTTGCGAATATTTTTTATATGTATTTGCGGATTATGAGCAAATTTCTTAATATCCTCAATATTAATAGGCAAATCTTCAATACAATCTTCAAAAAAAGATGTCATTTCATAAAAAGCATTTGACTCATAGGAACGCTCTTGTGTATTTGACATGGAGTTAGTTTCTGAAACACTTTCTGTTTTATCTTGATTGTTTTCAATAGCATTCTCAGTATTCTCTGCAATATTCTCAGGCATAGCTTCACCTCACTTTCATTTGTATTTACATTAGTTGAACAAACAGCAATAATCGTATTCATCGTTATCAGACAACAAGTCCTTTTCAAGCAAGCAGGCAAAATGATTTCCATAACTTACACTCGTATAACGGTCTTTACGGTTATTGCCTTGCTCTGAGATAACGATAGCACCCGTTTGTTCTTTTTTCGTATAAGTCAATTCAATACATTCCGTTACCAACTCTTGTGTCTGTAAATATGGGTTTTCGTAAAATATCTGGGTATCTGCACTTGTAGCATTATTATATTCTGGTATCTTTTCAATCAAAGACTCTTGTGCTTCTTGCAAGGGTATTAAAAAATCAATCATCTGGTTTTCAAGAACGCTTTTGAACTCCATGGCTATTTCGCTATTTAGCCTTTCAGAAGCGTTTATAACAAACACAATAGGTCTTGCTCCCTCAATCTTAATACGATTGCTAGCACCCTCATCATTCATACAAGTCCATGGCTCATATTCAACATCTCGTTCTTCGTCATATAAAACTCTAGCTAATCTATCATATATCAAAATACCACCATTTCTAGCGTCAAGAACACAATAGTCGGCATCAAAATCGGCATAAAGCTGCTTAATCTTAATTGCTTGCATATCTCCCTCGCCACCTTGAATGGACTCCATGCCACAGACTATTCGCCTATAACCACGTTTCATATTTTTCGAGTCCTCAACATTACCAACTTGGTATGTGGTAGTTTCAGGTAAAAGCCTTATACACGAAAAAATAGAATTATCGTTTTTCTTGTTAGTAACAAACGCCATATCACAAGCGACTATACGAATTTCTCCTTGTTGTTTTGGAATAGCGTAAGGATTTCTTCTATGCGCTAATACATCAACGTTCTTGCGAGGATAAAAAGGCTTTTTGCAACGCATATTAGTAGAAAACATTGAATAACTGAAGAAAGCCGAAGTATTTTCTTTAACTCTTTCATTAAGATACTCCAATCTCCAAGTTAAACTATCTTGTTTTTTCTTTTCATTCTGCATTTGTTTCATAGTACGAATATTATGTTTGAGTGTAATAGACTCGTCAAATGCCAACAAACAAGTATCAATATCGCCAGTCTGATAACTTTTCAGCATATTGCTCTCAGCCATATCTACAATATCCCACATCCAGTGTCCGTTATCAAGCCAACTTGAAGATATGTAAATATTAATTGGTTCTTCTTTTAATTCAGAAATATTTTCATAATAAGGATCAAGCAAATACTGTGTCTGCCTTATGGTCTGAAATGGTGATAATATACTATCGTCAATTTCCTTTTTGATTTGTCTATATTCTTCCCTTATGAGAGCAGAACTTCTGTTACCACGTCCACTTTCACCTGCCGTTACAACCGTTATCGTACTGCCATTTTTGAAATATACGATAACTTCATTTTGGTTATCTTTAATGCCCTTAATTTCTTCTCGCAATTTTGGCGACCACGCCATTAACTCGTTTCTGATTTTAGACGTGACAATCAGTTTGGCTTGTCCCTTTGTTGCGGAAGCAATAACAACTTTACTATTGGGATATAAGATACATCTACAGCAAGAATATAGTGCAATAATAAAAGACTTTGCAGCAGCTCTACAAGCAACAATAACTATAAAATTACATATTCCCATTAAATATAGAATAATAGCTTGATACCAATGTAATTTCAAGCCCAAATAATCAGTTGCAAACCTGTGCAAATTTCTTCTAAAAAATGTACACCACCTATATGTATGATCCACATTTGTCGGATTGCTTAGAAAATGAGTTGAAGGAAACTTAGTGTGCAACACAGCTTGTTTGTCATCAGCATACTTATTTCTCCTAGCCATTTTCACCATCGTCCTTCACGCAATAAGTTTTATCACGTTCATTAGTTCCCAAAACTAAATTTTTAATAGGTCTTAAAATAAACCTCTTTATATAGTCACCAAGTCCATCAAAATCTTTGTAAAGTTCTTTATCCTTATAATATTCTTCAGGAGTATATTGACTAATAGTTGCCAATGTGACACCTAAAGTTTCTTCCGCACTGTTATCTATCTCTTGTACTGTTTTTAAGCCTGCCTGTTTAAAAGTGTCACGATACAATTTTGTAAACTTTTCGTAATCATCATACCGTTTTTCCTTAATAGCTTTTTTCTGTAACAATTTTGTTGTACACAGGTCTTTTATAAAAATCTCTTGGTTGTTATCGGCATTTGGATTTTGTGACTTTAACATTTTATAATGTTCTTCCAAAATCGGATAATCCTCAGAACCAAATACACCAAGTCCCCAACGTTCAACCGCAACCTTTGTTGGAGAAGATTTACCCTCTGACTTTAATTGTTCCAAATCTTCCTCGTTATTAATAGCAATGCCATTGACTTCAGACAAATATGTATCATATGTTTTACCTGCATATTGTTGTAAATTACAATGTCTGATATAATTTCTGATACGGCTTTGGTTTAGATCTTTTTTCTTGCAACTATTAAGCAAGCTTTCCTGAATATAGATATCGTAATGTAAACATATGCGCTTAATAGCTTCATTTGGATCGCCCAATAATAACGTATATTGTTCTACAAGGTTATCTAAACAATGATTACAAGTTGGCAAGAAATTATTATTGCCATTGTATAAAGGTGATTGGCTATATGCAAAATTGTTCTTTTGTGTGGCATATCTTTTGCCACAGGTCACACATTGATAAGGCTTTTTTATTAACATTTCTTGTTCTTCGTCACAAGAAATGGTTTTTATTACTTTTGGTTGTTCAATATATTTAGTGGTTTTAATACCAGATTTATTTTGTGTTGATACACTACCTTTTTTCCTTGGCATAACCAAACCACCTCCTTTTTATTTGTTTAATTTTCAAGCCAATATAAAAGCACTCCAATTTTCAATCAGAGTGCTTAATTTGGTATCTATTTAATTACTATTCTTTAATAACCTTGTTCTCAAATTTCTTGTAGGCATCAAGATACCACTCTTTTTTATCGCCATTGTATGTTAATTCATAATACATACCGTCAAAAAGAGTGCTTGAAAGTAAGTATTTCCAATTCTGCAATGCCTTGCACTTCCATACTGTGTAAACTTCAAAATCAGGCTTTATATCTGATTTGTCAAGATGTTCTCCAATATAATCTTTTACAATTTCTATTGCTTTTTCGTCCATAATTATTTCCCTCTCTATATTTGTGTAATAAAAGCACCCTTTTATAGCCCTATGAGTGCTTAATCGCTCAAAAATCAAATTTATCCTTATTCTGACTAATTTTCTTTTTATCAACCCTAATATAAAATTTTCTTGTCACGTCAGTTCCACTATGGTTGAGCAATGCCGAAACATCTTCTAGTGACATACCTGCGTTTTTATATAGCGTAGCTCCAGAATGACGAAAATCATGAGCGTGTAACGTTGGAACATTAATCATTTCACCAATAATATGACACCAAGAATTTAATGTGCCATTAGTTACCTTATCAAACTTTCCGTCTGTGTAAGAAACAAAAACATAGCCATTGTCAATAATATTATTTGTCTTGCGGTACTCAAGTAAACCTAACAGCAGTTCCTTAACTTCTTCCGAAAAATAAAGAGTTACAACATAGCCTTCTTTTTCAACTACATCATTGACAACCCTATTGTCAAAATCAATTTGTTCCCACTTAGTATTCGCAACCGCATTAACTCTAGCCATTGTAGACAATGAAAATAGAGCATAACACTGATATTGTAAAGCCCTATGTTTCTTATGATGCGTGTCAGCGTTTTCTACTAAGTTTTGTAAGGTAATTCTTAATTCCTGTACCTGTTCAACAGTTAAAAACGTCTGAGTAATAACATCTGTATCTTTCTTAGGTCTATCCATAAATTCCATTGGGTTTTCTGTAATTAACTTCTTCTTACGCAGAAATTTATAAAAAGCCGAAATTGAAGCCATACGCCTTTTCATACGTCTTGAATTATTACCCTCAGTTTTACAAAAATATAAAAATTCAGTTACATCATCTTCCGTTAAGTCAATAATACTTTGATTGCCCTGATTTTTGTATATGTATATCCACCAAGACTCTAAATCATTTTGATAGCCTGCGATAGTCTTTTCGGAGAGTTCTCTAAGTGACATATCAATTTTATATTTGTTCCATAGTTTCATTGTTTCAGAATTGATTTTTGAAAGTATTTCATCATCATGTACTTGAATACGTTTGCTTTTCTTAGCCATTTAACCTCTCCTTTCTTCTCATCTCAAGCTTTCTTTAGAGTGCTGCTTTTAGCACTTATTCTTCAAATGGGATTTCTTTAGAGTGTTGCCCTCACACTTAATCTTCTTTATTTCGCCCATAAGGGCTTGAATTTTGTTTTTGGAGTAATACAAAATTCTCAAAACCATAACTCCATAGCTCGCTGTTTTTCTGTCTTTAATCGTCTTTTGGAAACAACAAACCTCACCGACCACCTTTTTACAAGTTAGCCCTCTTGTACATTTATACGGCATTAAAATACCCCTCACTGGGACACATTGTTAAGAGGTGCGTGAGGTTGAATTACTTTGTAATTAAAACTAAGGATAGTCAACAAAACTTTGTCAACTATCCGTGCAAAAATCTCGTCAGATTTTTCATTTAAAAGACTCAACGTGGTACGCATTTTTAAGAGGCGTGTTGAGTTCTGTTTTGGCTGTCAGAGTGAGACTCAAACTCACAACCTCCGCATTAACAGTGCATTGCTCTACCGATTGAGCTATCCGACAATATGCAGGATAACGCTTGCTATCCTGCAAAATATAATAAAAGGAGTTGTATTTAACTACAAATTATTCGTTAATTGTAAAACCAAAATAAAGCTTTGGAACATAATCTTCTTCAATAAAATCCTTGCCGACAAAATCTCGCTGAACGAAAACAATACTCTCATCACCAACAATTATTGGCTTATCGTCACGTCTTGCTCTTTCACAAAACAACTCGTTTTCAAAAGTTGAAACAACAAATTCGCCACCATATCCGTTCCACTCAGGCGGATCAAGAGAAATGGAATTAATTTTAGTTTTATTGTCAAATGATAAAAATTTCTTGATAATCTTACAAGCCAACTTGTAATCACATAAAACACTAAAGCCCTCATTTTCCAGATATACATCTATAATATCCTGCATGAAAGTATCAAAATCGTTATAACTCTTTTTAATCATCATAGTATTCACCTACTTTACTTTTATATCATAGTTGGCAATCTTGCCAAATTCATTATCAAATATAAACAGGCTTGCACCCGTGTCAGAAGTCTTGCCTAAAGACATAGCATAGTCATCAGTGCCTACCATGGAACGTATTGTAAGCACCTCTGAATGTTTTGCATTTTCCTTTGAGGTTTGGTGATGCACATGACCTGCCAAAACGTAATCAATGTTTGTATTGTACGCTCTTGAAAAAGAACTTGTGCAGTTCTGTAAATCCTTTACCTCACCATGACAACCAAGCACGTTATAACCCTCAACATCGCTGAAACAAAAGCCTGTTTCATTCTCAATTATGTTTACATTTCGATTATATTTAAGTCTTTCCCTTATGAAAGCAATAATCACCTTTGCCATGTTTTCATCAGGAAAACTATTCTTAGGCTGTCCGAGAAGTCTAAGTTGTGAATGATTACTGTCCTTAACCATTTGGAAATTCACTTTTGTATATTGAGAAAGATCATTGAGCCAATTAGCAAGAAATTCAGCATACTTTATTGCCGAATCTATGACACCATATCTAAGGTGCATAAGCTGAGAATTTAATCTGAGAAGTCCTGATATACTGTCGCCAAGTTCCCAAACATTAATTTCTGCCAAGTCCTCTTTAGCAATGATGTCAACAACTTTTTCGAGCATACTCCACATTCTGCGTTCAAATATCTCTGGAGAATATTCGTTTATTACATTGCCAAATAGATCTTTTATGCAAAACTCTATGCCAAAGTGACAATCAGTAAATGCCAATATCGCAGATTTGCTATTATTTACTCCCGACAAATAATCAGGAACTATAACAGGGTCTATATCAGAAATTGCATTGACTATTTTTTCAGTTATCAATTCATCTCGTGCATTTTCTCTAAGCCACCTATTATTCTCCAACTTCTCTGTTTGAAGTTTATATCGCTCTTTCTTTAATTCACGAATTTGGTCTTGAATTTCATTAAGGGTGTTTTCTGTATCTGCAAAAGTTTTCTGATTTGCATTGAACATTTTCTCAAAGCATTGGAATTTCTTACGATAAGTTGACTCGCCAAAATCAGCGTTAAGTAATTCGTTTAAAATATCCCTGACATCATTCCAAGTGCCTATCTTTTCCTTATCTTTGCACACTCTAAATATAAGCTCGTCATCAGACTCACCTTCAAATCTTTTGTATGTAGAAATTTTAAATTCCTCCCATTATGCAATTTCGTCTGTCTGGTTTACAGACAGCTTTACTTCCTGACCGTTGAAATCTGACATAAGTTCCGCAAGGGCAATTTCACCCTCAATATCTTCAACGCTAAATGTTATTTTTCCGTTCTCTATGTTTACAATGCCCTGTACCGACAGAACGTTCTTTTTTGTTATTTTAGCCATTTGCTTAATCCTCCAATTCGTCAGCCCAAGTTGATACCCAACCTCTATGATTAGTATACAACTCGCAAATCTGACAATGTTCTTTTCCCGAAAAATGATTTAGATATTTCTCAAATCCACTTGCCTTATGATTGGGTAAATCAATCTGTCCTGTATGCCCTATGCAAATTGTCTTGCAGTTTTCGCCTATTCTTGTTAAAGTCTTTTTAAGATTGTCAAAAGTTGCGTTCTGAGACTCGTCAATTATAATAACTGCGTCCTTAAAGTTGACGCCTCTAAGGTAAACGTCCGTAAGAGGTTTGATATAACCTTCTTCATACTTCTCAGAAACAAGACTATTTGTACATACAGCCGTAAATGGATTTATACCAAGTGTCTGTAGTGCATTATAGAGTGGTTCATAGTAAACCTCACTCTTTGAAGTTACATCACCGGGTAGAAAGCCCAACCTACCTTCTGCACAAGGCGAAACAATATAAATAATCTTTGAGAACATTTGATACTGCACAAGTAAATTTGCTATACCAACGGCAATGGTAGTTTTGCCACTTCCACTTTTGGAGTTACAGAAAATAATATCATTATCCTTGTTCCAAATTGCATTAGCAAATTCTTCTTGTTCTTTATCTAATTGTAGACTATAAAACAGATCACCGTCAATTTTCTCAGGTGGGTTATCATACGAGGTTATTGTATTATTATTTTTCTTTCCCATGACAACACCGCCTAATTAATTTCATCAAACGATGTAACGATCTTATCGACCACCTTGTATTTCACAAGCTCATCACGAGATAAATACCAATCTTTATTTCTATTTTTGTTAAAAGTCTTTTCGTCAATGTCCGTCCTTGCAAGGATATATGACTTCATACCCTCAAGCTGTTTCTTATAATTTTTCTGAGCTTCCTCAATTTCAGCAGCACTACCCTGAAAAGCAGCAGAGCCTTGGTGAACAAGCATTTGGCAATGTTCAAACGCATATCTACGCTTGCCAGCAAGAAAAATAAGAAAGCCTGCACTCATAGCAACACCCATTCCAATAGTAACGATAGGAATATGACTACTCTGTATCAGATCACAAAAATAATTTGCCTGTTCTATATCTCCACCATAACTATGAATGAAAATAAATATTGGCTTTGGATTTTCAATTTCTCTTTCTTCCATGTTCATCTGAATAATAACTTTGCTCAGTTCAATAAGGTTATAAAATTCGTCTACCTCGTAATCAATGAAAAATGTTCTGTTTTCTCTTGATTTCCAATAGTTGTACTCTTCAGGCGTAGGGTACTTTCTCTTATCCAAACTATCCACAATGGAAATTGGAAGTTCTTCTGTTACTGTCATAAAAAATAAATTCCTTTTCTAAATAAGTTAGTGGGATATACCCACCCTTACAGACGTGCTGTAAGATATTTTTTAATCGGCTCTGTACTTGGCAAGCAGATTAACAACCACAGATGTTTCCTCTGCGTATCTCTTACCACGATTAGAACCATTGTTTTTCAGACGGCACGTTTTGAAAATCTTAACGTTCTTAATGTTCTGACGAAGATAATCCGCCTCGTCCTTTGTGACGAAAATCATGTGTAAAATAACCACCTTTTCAATTTTAATTTTGTACACAATGCCTATTGAATGTTGACTTTGTGCGTGCTATAATATATTATGGATAAGTATATTTATTATCTATATCCATAATAAGAAATAACACCATAAAATAAAAACACCTCGCAAAAGCCCAATAATAAAGGGTTTACGAGGTGTTTGACTATTTTCTATTTAAAATTGACTACTTCACATTATATTTCTGGCTTTAGCCATTGATTTTCTTTGATATTCAAGTTGTTTGATATGTTGACATTTATCACATCTTTGCTTATTATTTGCTTTGCTATCAACCACAAACTCCTTACCGCAATCACAGCAGGTTAAGACCTTGGTTTTGATTTTTTGATAACCTTTGCAATTTTTACAGTACAACTGACTATTTGATCTCTTATAAAATAGCCTTCCACAATTTTCGCAACGTGCGTATTTTTTACCTCTATACAGCATATATTCTTTACCGAGTTCTCTCATGTCGGTAATTTTTAGCACTATTAGAGAACTATCATCAATAAACTTTACTTGAAGATTTGTATTTCCGACAGCCAATGCTGGCTGTAACATTCCTGCTTTAACTAACTTATGTATCATCATTTCTTTTTCATATCTAGTTTTATTCACACTAGATAGAGAAAACAGCATTTTGTGGCTAGTACAAATCCAATTATTATTTCTTGCACAAAGAATATTTCTATATTTAGCAAGGCACAATGCCGTAAAAGCTATTCTCTCAACTGGTGGGCTTTTAAGCCTTGCTATATCTTCAAGTTCCTTTTGTGTTATGCCAATGTACTCAATATTAATTGGTGGATTATTACGTGTTCTGTTAACTTGTCTTTCAACGCTTTTCTCCCAATCAGAAGGTCTGTAATTTATACCTGTTGATTTGATAAAATCAGTTAGTGCAGTAATTATTTTAGATTTTTTATACTTCATTACATATCGGTAATATTTAGCCAACAAAAACAATGATTGTGACGGTTTTACACCTAAATCTTTACTTTCAATTATTTTTTCTGCCTCAGCAATTTCGTTTAAAAATATATCCATTTACACACCAATCTTTCTTACGGCTTTTCTATATTTTGTTCCACCATACTCAATATCTCCAGTTTCATCGGGTACATAATAAGACATCTGCCAATCATTTAATCTTAAAAGATTTTCAATAATAGTGTCACCACAAATATCCCATACAAATTTCTTAGATTTCTCTGTTTTATAGCATATATCAAGCAATATATCACACAACACAAATTCATCTGTGCAAATCTCAGAACATAGCTTACGATAATTTTCTGTCATTATCATCTTGTCATTATCAATTTGTTCTTTATCGAAACGTTGTTTCTTAGACAATACCATGTATTGAGTTATATCCCTTGTATAATTCTCATACATTTTTTTTAATTTTGGATAGTCAGAGTATTTATCATTTTGCCTGCATTGCATAACTTTATAATCAAATCTAGCTGACGATTTAACTTCCGTGTTATAATTTTCAAAAGCCAACTCAACAGCCCTACAAATACGATTCATGGTACAATTATTAGCACTAACAGGCATTTTTTTGTAATACCAATCCAAATACTTTAGCTGATCTTCCGTTTTATCTTTAAGAACCTCTAATTCGGAAATCGTCATGCCAAATAAATTTATACATTGAGCATTATTATTTTCAATATAATTTTTATATTTTGACATTTCCTGCGGATATATGTAACACATAAAATATGGTTTCTTATCAGCAATGATTGTTTTGTTAAATTCCTTTGCGACTCTTTCCTCGTCACTATCATTATCATTGTAGCTTAATGCAAATCTGTTGTACCACGCCTCAGGCATAGGCTTGGATATAATACCTTTTGCCTTGTCTATCGTATTCTGCTGGATAAGCTGACCGCACATAATACGATAATCTAGTATTTTGTATTCTTTGCTTTCTTTTGGGTATTTTACCTGAACATCGTACATTGCGGTTATCCTATTTGTGACCTTGCCAATTTCCTCACCAAAGCTGTTGTAATTAGCCTGCATTAAATTAGACTCGCAAATGATTTCTTTATTTGCTTTTTTTTGAACGCACATAATTGTTTTAGTAGGTCTTGTATTTCTCAACAATATTGGATTGTCTGTTGTTATAAGACAATCTCCGTCTTTGTCAAAGCCGTTCAACGCTGCTGCCATACTGTCATGACAGTTGACAATATTAACAGTTGCCATGTATTTATACCACTCTGACATCATTTTATTATCTGTGATGTTCATAACCCTAATATTATTATGACAGCTCATTGGCGCTCTGAAACAAACAACCCTATCAGACCCATAATCAGACCAATATTTTGAATACATTTCTCCAGCTTTAAGTAATCCATAATCATCATTCTCAACTTTTACTCCAAATATTTTTTGACACAAGGCAAATGGATCGCCTGAAATAACAGCATAATTGCCATGCACTTTAAGTACACCGATTTTAGCCTGTGTAATTTTTTTCTTAATCATATAGTTAATACGATTTATAACAAATGGGTCATTTGCCATACTTGGCTCTATCATAACCGACTTAGTAACATTATCAATCTCATTTAAGCTAAAATCTTCATCTGAGGTAGCCCCATTTAAAAACAATATAGTTTTGTCAATATCTCCGTGAATTACATCTTTTATTTCATTAACCGTAGGGGCTATCAATTCTTGAATTTCCCCATCTGTTAATTCATAGCTTTGCAGGAATTGATAATTCATATTACGTTCATTTTCAAGTTTCTCAGGACACACTTTTGTTACTCTAAAGCCATATCCGTTATTTTTACAATTTCCCAAATACGAATCAATATTGTCATAACTATCCCACAATTTTAACATCGAAGTTGTAAGTATTAAGTCTACATTTTTTATATTATGTTCATTTCCCCATACATCAATAACAATACAATCACCATTTTCATTGAATGTACCATATTCATAGGCAAATTTATGAAAGTCAAACGTGAACACCATGCCCTTACAAAAGCTATTTCTTATGCAGTACCCACTAGGTATATAGTCCTCAAGAACATCTTTTGCCCATATCTCCGACAATGTAGGTGTTATTAAACCATAACCGTCACTGTCATTTACTTCTATAATTTCAGGATTATCAGGCTCAGTTAATACAGGCTCTCCGTCAAACTCATCTGTTATTTTTATAACCTTTTCTTTGCAAGTTACAATCAAATCATCTACCACAAGAATATCTTTTGGATGTGTCACAGGCACAGAAGCTGAACAAGTTAATGCTTTATAAGCTTCAAACTTAGCAGGCACAAGTTCCTTGTTTAAGTTTCTTCCATTATTCATGCGTCTTGTTAATTCCTCACATAATTTTATATGCTGTGAGTTCTTTGCGGCAGCATAAATAACTGTGTTCTTTTTTATACCATTTGTTGTGCCTATAAGTCTATTATAGTACGTTCCGTTTATTCTAAATCCGTAACTCAGCTTAAAAATATCTTCCTTATTATTCATTATAATCGCAACATAGTCAAGTTTACATTGAATGTTATCTAAGTCCTGATAACATTTCTTAATTTGTACACTCGTATTTCTCGACTTTGGCTGCTTTTTCAAAAGCTTTATTTCTCTCTTAATTTCCTTTATCCTATCTGCGGTAAATTTTCTATCTAATGAATTTATCTCGTCAATCATTTGTAAAATTTGTCCGTCAGCAAGAGAAATAATTTCCCTATTATCTCTAGCTTCTTGTATAGAGATCTTTAAATTTTTATCAGGTGCTTTTAAAATTCTTGAACTGTGCAACTTAAAAATAAACTGCTGATACATTTGTTGTTTAGCCATTTGTTATTCCTCCCATATATTTATTAATTACTGCCTTTTGTAATTGCTTTGAAAAATATTCTTTAATCACAGAAACCAACTGCTGATTGTCCGAATATTTAAGTGTTTCAATTTTTACAAATTTAGTTGCTTTTTGCCAATAGCACTTTCTGCAATGAGTTGAATTATTTTTTATCCTACGATTATACATCTCTGTTACACACACATCAATCGAATTTCCTTTGATGAACATTGTGAAAGGAGCAGTAATATCGCTTGCAAACTTCATCATAATCAAATATGGGGAAGATAATTTGCCTTCAAGTATGTCGATTTTACAATGATGACATACTTGTGCATACCATTCTGGAATAACTTTGCAAACCTCTACCAAACTATGAATATGTCGTCTCTGCTCTTGCTTTTTTAATTCCGCATTGTGTTTTTTTATTGATAAATCAATATATTTTTCCATGGTTTGATTCACAAAAGTAAATTTTCCGTCAAACATTACATTCTCTAAAGGTATTTCGTTAAAATTCCAAAGCAGTAAATTATTATAAGGTAACAAGTTTTTGTTCAAAAGATCTTTGACTTTAGACAAAGTATTGTTCTGATAGTCAAACATTGCATATGCAATATTCTCAATATGTGTCCTGCCAGTTGAATATTTTTCCTTACCGCCAATCCAAATGTCATTAATTTTCGCAGCTTGATACAACTCATGGCGTTCTATTTGCTCACTTGCTATTGGCGTACACTGAAATTCTATAACGTACTGTTGTCCTCCAAACTCAAACATGATGTCAGGTCTTTGTTTTGTTTCTTCTATATAACCCTCCATAACAGCCTTGACAACACCGTTTTGTTTCTTAATCCAATTAAATAATGCTATTTTACCTTGAATATGTTCTTCTGTTTCGGGTTCAGAGTAAATTGTCTCACATTTAGTTTTGTCTTTGTGTCTAAAATAAGGGCTTACCAATTTGCCATGACAATATTCATACTTCCCATGACAAACAGGACATTGCAAAATTCCTTTGTCCGCCCATTTTTTCAAAGTATCTCTATCATACTTATTGTCATAACAATTTATAGGTTGATTATTAATTTCTGCCGTAAGCATTTATATCTCCTATCTTTATATCTATCATAATCTACGTTCTACCGTCAGGAACATACATTAATTGTGTTAAATTTTAAAGAGTAATACTTCACAAGTAAAATTATACTCAAAACAATATAGCTGTAAAATTAACATAATTAATGTACAATTTTAATTAATCTTTATTTCTCGCAGCTAAAAGCTTTTGTTTATGTTCTTCTGATATGACCCTTTTAGTCGGGTGAGCGTTTCTAATACTAATGGCTTTAGCAGGAGCAATAAATGTAGCTCCGATAAACGTACCGTCAGTATGTCTTGTTTCATCAATCTGTTTCCAACCTTGCTTTTTACATTTGTTGGCATACTTCTCAATGCAAGTATACAAATTAGCGACCCACTCGCCATTTTCGCATGAAATGTTAATTGTAACCTCACGTTCCTCTGCGGTTACTTTGCTTGTTACCGTATATGTTCTCATAAATTTAACTCCTTCCCAATTCCTTTATGATTTCGTTGCTAACTAACACAAATTTAGCAAACTGTTTTCTATCAGACAATGTTACATCTTTCTTAGTCTTAACCTTCTTCCTAGTCATTTGATTATGCCAACCTCTCGTGGAGTTTATCTTCTTATAAACCATAGACAGCGTGTGTGCATGATGAGCCGATCTATCATTCGCAACCTCTGCCAGTGTTGCAACTATAAAATCAAAGCCGTCCTCTGAAGTAAACTGTGTAGCATTATAAGTACAATTATCGTCAGATGTAAACCTATCCCCATTATCCACACAAATCATAAGCTGATTACAAGCCTGAGTAAACCAAGCCTGATATACATGATTATCCGCAATAGCATTTATAATACTAGGTTGTGTTGTAGTGCAATCACAGTTATACTTGTCTGTAAATTCACTAAGAGCCGTAGCAGTACAGAATCCAAACATTAAAGTCATCTGAGTATAAACTCTATGTAGCATATCTGCAAACTCGACAACCTCACCTGTAGTTTGTAAAGCATTATCCTGTAACTTCACTATAAGCGGAGTACCAATTTGTTTCTTCCATATGTTCAGAGCTTTTGCATTTGGTATTTTCTTAGCCGATAATGCGAGTAGCATATTCTGAAGCTGAGCAACCGTAGCTTGTAAAAGTTTCAATTCATTGTCTTTTTCCGAGCCTTCCATGATATAGCTGCCTGTTCTATGTACGGTTGGAAGCACCTCATCAAATATCCAACTCTCAAAGCGTTCTGCGGAAGGGAGTTTACTATGTGCTATAAGACGATAAACATCACCCTCTGAGATGAATTTTGTTTTCTGCACACCTCCAGCCGAAGGGGTCGGTAAAACGCAGACCCCCTTACAATGAGATGTTATTGCGTCCGCTGGTCTTGCATACCCCAACGCCTTTGCCACGTCAGAACCGCAAAAGTAAATCTTGTTATCAATATCTACCGTTCTTACCTTACCAAAATCTTTGCTCTCAAATACTGTTACCATAGTTTTGTTGTTTTCTGTCATTTTAATCTACCTTTCCGTTTTAGTTGCTGTCATACAATTTATCGTGTATCATTTTCTTCTGCCAAAGCTCTAGCTCCTGAACGCTGTTAAATCTAGGAATATTATCCTTGTTTATATGTATGTGAAAATCTCTTAACACTCTAAGGCACAATCTAACTTGCTGTTCTGTAGGCGGTTGTTTACGAATTGTCTCGTTATTGTTTATTCTTTTAGCTTCTGCGAGTACGCCATTGGCATACTCACTGTCTGTAAGTTTTGTTAGTCTAGGCATTGTTCATTACCCCCATTCCTGATTTTATTTGTATGTATCGGTCAACAATTTCCTCGAAAATATCTCTAAGAGCTGTATCGCTATCAATAACATCTATCATTGCTACGTTTTTACAATCTATTTGTGATAACAAATAATTTTCTTTGTAGGAGTCAAGGTCAATATCATAGTCTGACCTCATCATGTTGTAAATATCGCTATAGATAGATTTTCTGTCATCATCATTTGTATAACCTAAGATCTTTGCAAGCGAAACAATTTTCTGAGACATTTTGTTTTTCCAAGAAGAATAATGCGCAGGTGGAACAATAAGCATTATTTTCTGCCACATACGAGAAAGTTTGTCTTGCATTGTGGTGTTCTGTGCAGAAATGATTTGCAACTGACGTGTAAGCTGTTCATTAACTTTATTAAGCTGACCTACTTCATTGACAGTATTAATAATCATAGAATATTCTTCTCTTGATAATGTTACGGTATTCAAGCTATTGGAAATAAGTCTATCCATAATCTCCCAACACCAATCCATGAACTTATCTGCTAATGGTTGCCTAGACCAACGGCAAATCTCCATAATGCCTTTGCGGTTGTAAAGTATTCTTTCACGTTCAACATACCTATCCCCCTCAAGTACCCCTAAAGTGAGGGTGGTTGAAAATTTATCTATACGTTCTCTGTGCTTCCTATGAATGTTGTCAATAGCCTTGGTAGGGTTACTATAACCCAATGCCCTACCAATCTGCTCTCTTGTGACAAGATACTCATTATTGATGTTGCCCCAAAAGTCACAAGTTGCGATTTTGTTGAATACGTCTGTTTCTACCAGTTTCAAATTGTTCATTTTGTTGTCTCCTTTATTTTATCTTACATATAATCTTCTGCGTATATATCATCAGTTTCTGCAAGCATAGTCCAATACTCACTGCGAAACCTTAAATATTCTTCATTGTCGTCTAAAGGCTTGTCTTGAGCCTCGTATGTATAATCTTCAGGGAATAATTGTTGCAAAGAAGTTGTTTTCCGATTTCTACTCATTATTATCACCGTCCTCTGTATTAAGATAAGACTCATTATAATCAGTCTTAGAATTAGTTTTTGAAAATATCGTCTGATATTTCTTAGTCGCAATAATATCGTTTTTATCAGCTAAACTGTTGCTGATTAAATACTCATTAATAATATCTTCTATCATATTGCGATATTGCGGAACACACTGATATGGGTCAAGAGGATAACATTTGTCCAAACAATTTTCATACAAATAGTCTTGTTCTATCTGGTATGTATCAAGTCCGTATCTGTTAGCAAGCTCTTTAAGAATTTCTCTATACAATGCACCCCTAGTAATACCAAGACTATCTTCTATTAATTTATATTTAGGGTGCATACGACCAAACCATGGACTATATGTTTTCTTGGGTAATTTGTTTTTCTCTAATTCTTCTTTGAGATTTATTGCCTCTGCTTTTAATTCTTCAAAAGCCTGCGTATTATATGTACCAGTTTTACGAAGTGAAGGAAGAACCTCAGAAGTTACCCAGTGTTTGAAATTCTTTGCGGTTGACAATTTACTTCCAAATACAAGAGAATATAGACCGCTTTCATTTATAATTGTCATTCCATAGTGGCTAATATTTTTAAGGTCACCATTTTGGTACGCTTTAAGTTCATCATAGTTTAAGAACCTTTTATCTTCAATATCTACATGATCTTTTATAGCGTTAGCTAAAGCCTTACTTTTAACTTTTCCATTTCCATAACCCAATATCATTGCCACGTCCTTACCTACAAACCAAACTTCTCCGTCAATCTCAACCGTTCTAAGTTCTCCAAAGTCCTCGTTTTCAAATACTATAATCTTATTATTTATCACGTTTATCAATCCTTTCTAATTTTCTTGTTCTTATGTGTCATTGGTAGAAATTCATCTACCTTATAGGTGTACTTTAATCTGTCAACAGCTTCTCGGATATGTTGTTGTACGTTCAGATCTGAACTAAGCACATAAACGTTAGGAGCATTATAGACCTTGCCATTCTTTTTATAAGAGCCTGTAATATGCTTGACTATTAGCCCATTATCACATAATGCCTTTAAATAGTTGTCTAACTGTCTGACCGACATATGTAATTCTTCTGCTATTACCGTTTCTTTCTTGTAACAGCCACAAACACTCTCTGTTATAATTTCCGTATTCTGAAAATTCCATGACTTTATGTATAGGTAAACACGAAGAAGTATTGACTTAGACAGCCTATTTGAAATAGACATTAGTTTGTCCCATTCTGTGTCATACAATATTACAAAGTTGTCTGGAGGGTCAAATACCGCTTTGTTGACCTTAAATCTTAAATGAGCGTTTGCATTAACATTATTTAATGATTTATAGTCACATTGGTTATCCCAAGTCAAATCTGACCTGACAATAAAAATATTGAAAAGTGCTTTTATCCTATGAGTGTTTTCTCTGTTACCTTTACTATAAATCGAACAATGACACAATTCCAAAATTTCATTTATAGATGTACCTACCGTTCTTGTTCTAGTTTCATATAGGTAACTAAGACAGCGATACAATAAAATTTCAAAATTGTCTGCTGAGTCAGCGTATATATATTTCTTGGGCATTTTTACAAAATAATTGTCAGTTATGGTTTGTCACCACCTTTTATTGTTAGTCCACCATTTTTGCAATCTGTATACCAAAAGTGTAGGTCAAAATGCAAAAAAGTGTGCAATCTGTATACTAAAAGTGTAGGTCAAAGTGTAGAGTAGAATAATATTAGATATCTTTAGTAATAAGAGAATCCTTACTGTGGCGTAAACGCCCCAGAAAAATTTATTGTTTACTACAATTAACTGACATTAAATATCACTTCCTATAACTTACAATTTTATAAACAATATTTACTTCTTGAATTTGATTTTAAAATATGATATTATTTCAAGTGTACTCGTTTAATGGTGAAAGGGTGTACTAATAGAGCTGAGAGATAAATTGAAGTGAAATCATATTTTAAAAATTGCAATTTGAAATTGCAAGCAAATCAAGTAAGCAACTCTCAAACGTACTCGTTTAATAGTACATTTACAATTATAATGTACAATTAAATGGTTGTCAATATACTTATGCAAATTTATATGTAAACTTTTAGTGTATTGGTTATATTTATAATTATAATTTTGATTGTAATTATAGATTGTAAGTTTATGTGAGATTGTACAATTAATAGGAATTATGATACTGTGTTATTATGACAATGAAGTTTTGTAATGATGAGATATTGATTTATTGTGCTGCGCACAGCTAGTCAGTTATATTCTCGCTACGCTCGTATATAACTTCCCTGCTTGATTATCGTTCCCTACGGTCACGCTAATCTTCACAGATATTTTTTCAGTTAAACATTAATGTTTGCATGGCTTGTCTGGCAACTGTTTAAACATTTTGTTTTCGTCTAAGCAGTTTGTTTCGGAGCGTTCGGTAAAATTACGATAGCTTATTCGTTGTTTTTGCTTGTAAATTAAGGTATAAAAACGTTTTATTCGTTTTTACGATAGGTTATTTTATGGGTTTTATAAATGATATTTTGATGGCTTTTTATTGTTTTAAGATGTTTCGGTGATAGTGTATTGTTTCTGAAGTGCAGTTTAACGAGTTGACAGTGATTTAAAATTGAATTTTAAATGGGTGATTGTTTAAGTGTAAAACTTGATTTATAGCCATTTTAGGGCAAAAAAATAAGACCTATTATGGTCTTTAAAGGAGTATATTTTTTGGGGAGTAATGGGTTATTTTTTTATGGTGTAGAAATAATGTTTGTAAGTTAATTTTGGTGTGTTTTGGTGTATTGGGGTATATTTTAAGGTTTGGAAAAGTTGAAAAAATGGCGTAGATACGAAGTTTACTCGAACGTGTTACCGAATGAAAATTGGAGTTTTGGTGGGGTAGTGGGAGAGCGTGCAGGAATTTTAAAAAGTGCTATTTTGATTTTGGATTTGGTTTTATGGCGTGTGGATAGAGTGGAACTACTAAGGGGATAATCTCGTTTCCATATGTTCCCATAAATGTAAAGCCGCCCCCTCCAAGGCTATTTAATTAAGTATATTAACATATCCATAAAACTGCATATTTGCGTGGTTTATATGCCTTTTTGCCAAAATCACATATATAAATAATTGTATCACAATTCATAGAATGTTAATATAATTTCTGCCTGCCGACTTGCAAGCTCAACCGACTTTACAATGCTTGACTTTTGTCAATTATTAATTAAGTCAATAATTGACCTTTTTTGTTTTTTGTGTAGTTGTTTATTATTAATATTTGATTTTTATCAAATATATTTATCGGTGGTTGCTATTCGATATATCGAACGCCCTTAATCATCATCTTTAAAATTTGAACATTTTATATGAATATTTTAACCTATCAATTCCCTGTCAATTCCCTATTTCACCCCTTATTTACCGCCAAAGTGGTAAACACTCGCCAAAACACGCCTAAAATTTAATGCTCAATCCCTATTTTAAACTAGCGATTTGTACAAAATTAGCCTTTAAAATTATGCAAATTGACCAATTGTCATTAATTAGCATTAGTAAAGAACCTTGTACAGATCCTTATAAGTCCAAAAAATTGTACACTTATCTAACGCTATTCAACGTTTACAACAGTACAAATATTTGTACACATACATACACCAATCATTAAACCATTAATCACAATATATAGTATACACTCACGCATAACACGCTACAATACCACTATATATTGTATGCTCTAAAATTCACTTTAACGGCTATCAAGTATAACTATACCACCCATATATACAACAGTATATAACGCTTGTTAGTAGCCTTATAGCTCAAAATATAAGCATACTATATATTGTGTATCGCAAGTAACAAATACTGTATTAACCACTATATATTGTGGTTTAGTTAATCATCAAAATTAATATCATGATCTATACAGTATTTGCAGCATTTAACAATAAATTTAGCTTTGCTTATTTCTATGTCTTTACAATAATTGTCTATTATTATAAAGTCCTCTGGTTTAATATCCACTTTTAATTGTTTAAACGTTTTACGTTTTCTATATTCTCTCATATATTCGTTATGTTTTGTATTGTTTTCGTTCATAATATATTAATACCTCGTTATTTGTTTTGTGCATTATGCTTTATTTTATTGCCTTGTGTTTGTACATTTTAACAACACGTTTCATAAAAAGTTCATAAATTACGTACATAATATATATTGTATTACGTACGTATATATGTTATACTATAGATACAGTAAAGGAAAAGAATAAACCAAAAAAAACCAAAAAGCAAAACCCTTTACCGATCACAAATAAGTTTACTGCTAATACTAAAAAGCGGAAAAGCTAAAATGAAAAGAGTTGACAACTGCATAACAAAAAAATCTGGTTGACCTTTGCAAGGTCTGTGACAGCTAGTAATTGAAATTGATTTATAATCAATAACAAATTTTTGCAACTTGAAAATTTAATATTTCCTATCCGAACCGGCTAAAACCGAATTGAACAACGTCAAATGTACGATAGAAAAATCTTAAAAACGATAGGCTCAAAATGTTTTTAATCCAGTTTCCGAATTTCTGGGATATAAAAAAAGGGCATCTGCTAACAGTTTACCTAAACTTTTAGCGGTTATTTTAACCGCTAATACGATTGAATCCAGTGCAACGATCTGAATTTAATCAACCATATTTTTAGGATAACATAAAAGAAATAAAAAGTCAAGTGTAGAACAGTAAAACAAAAGAAATGAGACAACAGACAAAACAAAAAACAAAAACAAACGTAAATCGAAAAAAACGGAGGTATTTTTTTATGTACACAACATCAAAAAAAATCACAAACAATGACGCCAAAAATATAATCAGCGGTCAAGATCTTATTCTTGTTAATGATAGCAGCATTGATGCCTATACCGATAGCACTAACTATTACAACGCTGGCGTTTACGGCTGGAATTACTCAATAGGCTATAGTACACGCCTTGACAAATACGTTATTTGTGGTTATAGAATTCCGCAAAGCGTTTTAAACGCTGCCAAAAGCGTTATAAAACTGAGCCAAAAAGAAGCGTATTTGCACGCTTAAAGTTTAAAGTGTTCTAAAGGGTATCACTATAAAAGCCCTATTCCATAGCTTAAAGATAAAGCTAAAAACTATTAAAAGGAGTGTATCAAAATGAGTACAAGCATTAAGCATTATATCACCGATGAGGACGTTACCAATATCAATGATCTTGTATCTGAGCTTGCGGTGATCTTGCGGAAATTTGAGATCGACTTGAACCCATACCAAACGGACGTATATTTTTACTATGATGCAGATACAAAAATAGGACGCCTTGAAACGTTTGTAAATGTGGGCGGTCATTCATGGCTCAATGACGATCACGTTACTATCTATAGTGATTCACCGAATTATGATGACGTTTACGATTATTTCAATGACATTTCAGAATTTGCGGATGCTCTTGAAATTTCCGAAAACGATCTTATAAAGGCGGTTAGACAATTCAAAGATTTTGGGATTAATTTCCCCGTTGATCGTCGTAATATAATTGGCTATATCAAGAGTGACGATAAACTTGCGAACAAGGTGACGGCATATTATATTGATTACTATGTTGATGAATATGAGGCGGAATTTCTAAGCAAGGCTCAAGAAATATTAAGCAGAATTGAGATTGAACCATTTTAAAGGGGTTTAACCCCTTATATCCACGAAACCGCATGAGGTGGAGCGGATACCATAACCATTATTTACACGTTATACAACATACAACTTTAAGACTTTGAGAACTTTAAGACTTTGAGGAGGAATTATTATGGTAAACACACAGACAAGAACACATAGACAGGCTTTAAATATTCACGTTTTTATCGTGGATAATCTTGCAAAATGGCTTGAACAAAATAAAGCGGAATGTATCGAATGTGTGGAATGTATCGAATGTGTGGAGGGTTGCTTGATTGATAATGCTCTTTACGCCTGCAAGCGTGGCTATGCTGCTATTTATGAGAGATTTGTAAATACATGGTCATCAGCTTATGAAATACATTTCCAGCCTTATTCAAATAATGACGGCATGGACGTATACAACGCATTTTATAAACGCTTTGAGGACGAATTAAGAGATCTTGATAACTAGCATTAACCGCCCATAAAGGGCGGTATATGTGGGTATTTTCCGCATGAGGAAAATAAACACACCATACAACATAGTAAACCAAAACGATACATATTTGAGGAGGAATTATTATGGCAAAAATACAAACAATATTCGGCACACATTTTTGTGGAAACGAGATTTCAGACTATGGCAAGCAAAATGGTTTTGTTGACTATGCAACGCTCGCAAAGTCATTTGATGCTGTTATGTGTAATGACATCTTATCGACAACGGCTGAGATCGGCTACTGGGATATGGTTAGCGGTTCTAATGTAACTTATGAGGATTCAGAAGGCAATATGCTTGATTATGAGGAATACACTGATAAACTAGAGGAATTGCAAGAACGCTTAGAGGATGCGGAAGCAGAAGATAATCTTGAATTAATTTCAGAATTGGAAAATGAAATTGATGACCTTGAACATAGTGAGCACTATTCAGAAATATTTCAATATTTCATTATTTCCGCACAAGGTGCTAGTATCCTTGAAGAATATACTAACGAAATAGTATACTACAATGAAACTTTAGATCTATATGTATGGGGTGTTACTCATTGGGGCACGAGCTGGGATTATGTTCTCACTGATATACCATGTGAACGATCTAAAAAAGCATAATATAAACAAATCTGAGGGCGGTTATATAAGCCGCCCTATATACTCAAGATGACCACATGAAGTCGTTGAGAGTGCCATATAACACACTTTAAAAGCGAATAAAACATTTATTTTAAAATATGGAGGTCAAATTTTATGGAAATTACAAAAATCAACGGAGAAGAAATAAAAATCGGTAAGACGTCAATTACAGTAAAGGGTGATAATAGCAAAACGATCGGAGTTATAAGGAACTGCACCATTATAAACAACTCATTAGCACCTAGAATATTGTTTGAAATCTCACGCAAACTCAAAGAGAAAAATATTAATTTGATGAGCTTGTACAATAGGCTTGTAGTCGTTGATGAGAACTATTATTTTCTCTATAATCTCAGAAAAAATGACTTTGTGGAAAAATATGCAATTAAAAATCCTGAGATATTTCAAGCCGATATTAATAAGGTTAAAGAACAAGACGAATTAGCCAATTCATGTATTAAATCTGGAATAATTCAGATTGTAAAATGTAGATACTAATAATAACGTGGTATAAATAAAATATCTGTTTTAAGGAGTGAAATAAATATGAATACAATCACACACAAATTCAACGGAGTAACACGCATAAACATGAGTGATCATGCTATAAAGGGCTTGCGGAGTTATTCGCCGCAAGGATGCCCCTTTGTGGGATATACCTTGTATGACTTGCTAAAAGATCTTATATTTGCGTATAGTTGGAAGATTGATAGAGGGTATACAATGACTATCACTGACTTTATTAAACTTTTGCAAAAGCAGAAATATATCAAGGCTATTGTATATGGCAATAATATAATCAGACTAATTGAGAGATAATCAAGGAGGAATTAATCATGACAAAAGAAGAAATGATCGGAATTATAGTGAAGATGTATAATGAGACAGCGGAAGCACTGGAGAAGGCAGACAAGGAATATAATGGTGACAAGAAGAACGCAAAGAAGCGTGAAGTCTATCGTTATATAGTCGCTCAAGAAGCGGTTCTGAATGACTTATGCTGTGAGCTGGAAATTGATGACCTTATAGACGACGGTCTTGACGATGAGGACTAATTAACAGAGGGGGCAACTCCCCTCTTGTACACTCAGAGCAAGGGAAACGACTTGCAAAGAGTACCATTTATTTATACATACGGAAACGGAAATATTTGAGGAGGAATAATTATGTTGAACCAAAAAATAATTGAGGCTTTGGAAAACAATGAGGTTAAATTATCGGAGAAATATGAAGCTGGCAATAATGAATTTTGTCACGATGTAGAATTTTATTCCGATGCTGGAGAAGATGTTGTTGAAACTGTTTTTTATGACGGCACATCTAAAGACTTCGTAAGAGCATTTAAAGAAATGGCTGATGATTTTGACGCTGATGAACACGCTGAAATGTGGATTGATTTAAGAGGAAAAAGAGGAGTGCCTGACAGCATAAGAGTATTAATCAATGATGCCGATAGTATAAAGGAATTTTTATTGAAAGTCGCTGATGAACTCGAACATATAGATGACGATGAGGAGGAATAAGACAATGAACAAATACGGAAATACACGCAAGGTGACATTTACTATTAATGATACTGAGTGTTTACGGAAAATTTGGGAAGCAGAAAATCCAAATATCACTGATGATGAGATCAATAGTATTTTAGATCCATTAACAGAAACTAAGTGTACTTTTATTCTTTATGGCACTAGCAATTATATAGATAGATATGAGCTATTTAATGCAAATGGTGAGAAGATGAACGTGAATGATCTCAATTCATATCAAAATGGCTGTATAATCAGTGAGTGTTACGCTTATTTTGAGGGCAGAAAAGATAATCCGTTTGGAGTTGTCGAGATTAAAGAGGAGGTAATCTAACTATGACAGTTCGTGATATTATGTAACTATTTCTTGACCCTGATAATCAACACATTCAGATATGGTCGGACGCTGAGGAGAAAATTGTTTATGACGGAGATTACGGAGATGTTCCGGAGCATATGAATTGTGCGGAAGTATCGAGCATTGATAATGTGTACGATGATAACAAGGGCGTTATCTGTTTGAATGTTTGGAAGGTGGATTGAGGTGAGTAACAATGAAAACTAAAACTATTATGTCAACAGGTACTAGAGAAGATTTGGTAAAGATGATTAATGAATATTATTATTCAAAGAACTATATCATTACTGAGGATAACAGAATTTATAACACTAAAACGGAGAAATTTATGGACGATTTAAGCGTAAAATTCTATCGTGGTAGGTGGAAAGTTATAAGAAATATTGCTGAATAAGGAGGGATAATATTATGGCAAATACAATTAGCACAAAAGAATTTAGAAATCGTGTTGTAACAAAATTAAAGAACGTTAATAAGAATATAAAAGCTGAGGATTTGTATTTTAATCAAACGCTAAAATATCGTTGTATAGCTTATAAACCGAATTATCCTGAACAAAGTCTTGGCGATTTTTGTGTCGAGCAAGATATTTTAACAGGAGAGATACGTATCTATACTGATAATATACCATATATACCTATTATAAGACGATTTAAGGATATTGACGATTTTATTGAAAATTTGTAGTGAACATGTATCAGAATAAAACCATACTTTTAAGGAGGAATTTAAAATGACAGAAAAGCAGAATAACATGGTAGTACAGCACCCTGATAAGCGTCTTATGGAGCGTATTAGATCGTTGGAACGGAACGAGCGTATTAGATTACATATCGCACAAATGAAGTGTAACGGCTATACTGATAATGAGTGCAAAACGTGGTTAATAAAAATAGCCATACTGTCCGATTTTATGGACGTTTTCGACAAAATTCTAGTTGACTAATGAGGAATTTTGTGGTATAATTAATTAAACAAAGGAGAAATTTGTATGAAATATGGAATTTTCGAGTCAAGAGTAGAGTTAAGGAAGCTCCCTGAGAGATTGTTTGATATAGTTTCTTTGTGTGAAAACATAGGAAACCCTATTAAGATCTATGATAGCGAGGTGGAAGCTTTAGCAGAATTGAAGAAATATCATTCAGATATTATAAACATAACTAATTTTACAGTGTTTTCAACAAGGCGTTTTTTTAGATGTGAAGTCTATTTCGTTGCTGAATGTGAAAAGATAAACGAGGACGAGGGCGAGACTATCGAAAACCTAATTAACGGAGACGGCATTGAAACCGCACCACTGGAGCGTGAGATTAGCTTATCTCCTGCTGAGTTCAAAGTTGACGGAAAAACTATCAAAGGCAGTAAGCTTGAGGGCAGTTATGAACCAATCTATATAGCTGCAACACCCGATGACTTACAGTGTTATTTTAAAGAAGCATATCCCGATGAGGATATTGTATACAATATCAGAAATAATGAAGAAACTTATGACGAGTATGAGTTGGACGAGGAGGAATAATCAATGTTACTTGCTACAATAATTTTGCTTATTATCTATTTGTGGGTAAACCACAGCGAAAATAAGCGGAGAGAAATTAACAGAAAATACAATCCAATTGGAGCTTTTGACAAAGCTCAAAAGATTTATGATGACGCCTTTTATAAGGCTATTGATGAGGGTAGAAGTCTTACGCTTGAGGAACGAAAAGAACTGGATAAGCAATGGCATAAAACCTATAGCCAAGAGTTGGCTTATCGAGAGAAAATGTGGGCTAAGATACCTGACAATAAGAAGTAATATAATATAATAGGAGATAAAACATGAAAGTTGCAGTTGAAAACGAGACAATCAAGGTAAACAGTCCGTATAACAAGAGCTTTGTCGCAGGGGCAAAGCAGATACAGGGCAAGTGGAACGCCCCTTGCTGGGTCTTCCCAGAGGAGAACAAGGAAGTTGTCAAGGCGTTACTCATCGAATGCTATGGTGAATGCGGAGAACTTGGTGCGGTTAGCACTGTCACAGTAGATCTTGACCTCGACACTTATACTGAGGGTTACGAGGACGGAGAAATCAGAGTTGGCTCAATCGTTGTTCTGAAAAGACTTTATCGTGACAGAGAGGTTATTTTCTCCGACAATGCAATGCTTATAAACGGTGGCTTTGCCACTTCGGGTGGCTCTGCCAAAAGTCCTAGAATAGCGGCTGATAAGAACACAATCGTTCGTGTAAAAGGTGTTCCTGAAACGATTTATAGCAAAATCAAAGACCACGAGGGCGTTAAACTCGTATCTGATATAGACGTGGAAAGCTTAAAAGTGGAGCGTGAAAAGCTTCTTAAAAGACTTGCAGAAATAGACAGTTTACTTGCAATATGAAAGCGATTGTGTGTATAAAACTAATATAATAAATATAAATACTCCTATTAATCACATTGATTGATAGGAGTATTTCTTTATGCAGGAATAAATATAGGAGGAATAAATATGAAAAATGAAAATACGAATACATTACTTTTTGTGAAAATGCTAGACAACGATCGTAAAGAAGAACTACGGAAGATAGAGGAAGAACAAGATTATAATATGCGGAAGGCATATTTAAAAGCAAAACGCCGTCAAAGGCTCAGAGAAGAACGCCAGAGAAAAGTTAGAATGATAGTGAAGAACGTTGTCTATGGTGGTTTTGGCTTGCTCTTTACAAGCGTTATGTTGATAGCAGGAATAATATTTACATTGTGTATATGATGGGAGTGAATGAAAATGAATATTAGTACGGCTCAAACTTGCAAAATTTTCGATTTATCGGATAGACTTCCGACAGGAATACAGATAACAAAACAGCCAAAGCGAAAAAAAGGTCATAGAAATGCTATTACAAAACATACGGCAAGCAGGCAGAAGTCTGCAAGCTGGTTCAGACCTGATGATCTAAATGTGATTTTGGAAGATTTGTTTCAGAGTAAAAAATATTTTAAGGCAAATATTATAATTTTTGCTTGCAACTCAGGCTATCGTTACGGAGATATAATGACCTTGAGGGTCAAGGATTTAACCGATAACAACGGCAAAATTGTAGATTACTTGACATTACAAGAGGACAAGACGGACAAATGGAGAACGGCATGGCTTTGTGATACTGTGAAGAAAATGCTGAGTTTTATAATCAAGTATTATGGACTTGACCCAGAAGATTATATTTTTCAGAGTGGAGAACGTAAGAGGAAGTATATTGAGGACATTTTCTTGAATGAGGACGGAGAAGAAGAAATTGTATATACTAATGAGAAGTACGATTGGAACGGCAGACCGCTCAGGATAGCCCCTATGGAACTTAATTCCGTTACAACATTTCTAAAGAATATAACCGCCAAACATGGCATAGAAGGTAAATACAGCACTCATAGCTTTAGGCAGACACATTCCGTGTATATTAGTTGTATTCAAAAAGGCAGCGAAGATGTTATAAGAGATTTGCGTATTGCCTGTCAGAGTCTGGGACATTCTGATCTGAGGATAACTGAACAACATTATAGCGGTTGCGATAGCAGACTCGTAAAAGAGCAAATGTTAAAAATGGAAGTTGGCAAGGAAGTTGTGGATAAGTATGTAAAATAAAAAGGGACTTTTAAAAGTCCCTTTAGTGCTTCTTGTGGCGTTCTTTACTTCTTTGTACTGCTAGAGCATTTTTAGATTGATTAACTTTGTATTGAGGTCTGTTGCGTGGAAGATAGGCTTTCACAACATTAACGTTCATATTCATTAAGTCGGCAATCTCATTAGCCGACTTCCCTTCTTTGTGGTATTGAGTGATTTTGGCGTGGGTATTATTAACTATAATACCTAAACTAGAAAGACTTTTAATAACTCTTTGCCACGAGATACCGAGTTTAATAGCAACTCCTCTTACGGATTTAATTGAGTCCCAGTATGATAATATTTCTTGGTCTGTTATTGATTTAATTTCGGACATAAGAATACCTCTTTTGTTTAATTGTTAATTTCGTCTAACAGTTTTCTTTTAACATCGGTAATATGTTGACGGAAGAAATTTGGATTAGTATTTTCATAACTTAAAATTCTTTGGAGTTTATATTTCAGAGCAGACAGAAGATTGTTGTTTTCAATGACATATTGTTGTTTATCATAACCCTCATAAATTCTGTCTATGTAGACATCTGTTACAGGAAAAGCATCACTAATAAAGAAAATAGATTTGGTGGTTGTCTTGCCAATGTGATAAAAGCAAGAAGCAATATTTCTTGGATCTTTGTTCATATAGGAATAAATACGATTAATAGCTTTAGTGTCACGATGATTTACTTTGCCTACAGGTATTGCCCAATACAATTTGGAATTTTCGGTGGACTTAATCAAACAAACAATGGGTCTTTCCTTGCAATCATTCCAAGTTCCTCCTACATCTCGAATAAGTTGATAATAGTCGGGTGTAATAAAGTACATACCATGTTCCGTCATATTTTGACACTCCTAATACAAAAAATATGCTGTCACTTCAGATTAACCAAAATGACAGCATCACTACAATGTTTCTGTGTCGCACATTGCGAAGCGTAAATTGAATACTACAATGTTACTTTGCCGTACATTGTGAAACGTAATTGTATCTACAATGTTTCTGTGTCGCACATTGCGAAGCGTAAATTAGAGATGATAGAGATAATCTTTCATCATTTATAGTATAGCATACTATACCCATTTTGTCAATACTATTTTGTGGAACTTTGTAAAATTTATTCGTTAGTTTGTGACAAGTCACCCTGCTCGCCAACATCCTTTTTTTCTTTAGGTTTCTTTTCTTTGGTTTTAAATGAAAATGCAAAACCAATTATGCCAATGGAGAAAATTAATGAGCCAGTGGATATGAAAATTACTCTCTCAATTTTCGCAGCGGCTATTTTACCGCTGACAAGTGAAGCTCCTATGATATAGTTGTAAGCGTCACCGCCAACATATTCGTCAATGGCACTATACTTGTCACCTTCCAAAATTGAAAATGTGGTTAAATTTTTGCTTGGAATTTTTGTTGTATAACCTATCACAAATAGTGTTATTCCTATTGCAATCACAAGAATGGAACAAATTTTCTTCATGGTATTACCTCCTGTTTTATGATTATCTGCTACGATAATCGTTTATAAGACTATTATTGCTTTCAATGGAACTTTGATTATTGGATATACAAGTGTTATAATAATCAATATTACTTTGACTTTCTGATATAAGTTCATTGTACACGTCAACAACTCTTTGGCAATCGTCTAAGTGAGATTGAGCCTTTGAAACTGCTTCTGAGTCAACTTCTGTAGTCCAACCGCCATCACCATAAACTTTAACCATTTTCTTATTGGCGTTTTCAAGCTGTATTTTAGCCTCCTCAACATCATCTTCGGCATCCGATTTGTAGATTTCATAGATGGAAATATCAGATTGCTCATTGTTTATTTCGTTCTGATAGGTGGAGATTTCACTCTGTAGGCGATTATTTTCTTGCTCTAAAGCACTTATTTCAGAACTATAATCATGCGTGGTAGTTGTAGTTGTCGTTGTGGTTGTAGTCGTTGTGGTAGTAGTTGATGATTTGGAAGTAGTTGTGGTAGTTGATGGTTTAGTTGTTGTTAAAGTATGAGAAGTTGTTGTGGGAGTGGTGGTTGTTGTACTTGTTGTAGTGGTAGTGAAATTACTGTCAGATATGGAACTTGTTGTTTTACTATTACATGAGGACAATGCTAATGTTGTCATGTAATAGTAAAACAACAAGTTCCAATTCGTATTGATGACGAGCTTCATAAAAAATTAAAAATCATCACCATAAAGAATGATACTACAATTCAAAAACTGGTTGAGGATTTTTTAAAAAAATATGTAGCCGAACATGAACATCAAGAATAAAAAATATAGTATATTGCCACATCTTGCAGGAGGGACAATATACTATACCTAGGAACAATCACACAAAAGCGAATTGACAAATGGCGATTGTATAACTATATTCTATCACATACTTCTGCCTTTGTCAAGTATTATCTTTAAAGAGGTGGGAGTATTTTTATGCTTGCAAGCAGGAAATTTCAAACAAAAATGTAAATTAAGAACAGAAAGGACAAAGAAAATGAACAAAGTTAAAACATTCACAAGCAAGGAGTTTGGAACAGTGAGGACAATAGTTAAGGACGGAGAGCCTTGGTTTGTCGGAAAAGATGTGGCTGAGATTTTGGGATATAGCAATACGCCTAAAGCTATTCGAGACCACGTTGACGGTGACGATAAGCTGACGGAACGTTTTGTTCTGTCAGGTCAAAATCGTGAAGCTATAGTTATTAATGAGTCTGGCTTGTATTCTCTTATTCTCGGAAGTAAGCTACCAAAGGCTAAAACATTTAAACGTTGGGTCACTTCAGAAGTTCTCCCGACTATACGCAAGACAGGCGGCTATGTAGCCAATGACGAGATATTCATTAACACTTATCTACCGAATGCCGATGCTCAGACGAGAGAACTGTTCAGGCTCAATCTATCAACGATCAGACAGCTTAATAATAAGATAGAGCAGGATAAACCTCTTGTGGACTTTGCAAGTCATATACAAACTTCTGAAGATTGTATATCAATGAACGATATGGCAAAGTTGGCAACTAAAAACGGAATAAAGATAGGCAGAACAAGGTTGTTTAACTTTCTGAGGGAGAAGAAAGTGTTAGGCTGTAGGGACGGTCATAAGAATATGCCTTATCAGAGATACATAGACACTCAGCCATGGTTTCAGCTAAAAGAAAGCTCATACATACAGAATGGCGAAGTCAGAATAGGACTAACACCTATGGTAACGCCAAAGGGTCAGAGTGGAATTATTAGAATGTTGAGAAAGTGTGATGTAACAGGCTAAAGTAAATAAAATGCAAGTTTTGTTTTCAAATCTTGCAAAAATTAAAAAAAGAAGGACGAACAAACAGAATGAACATAAACAAATTTAAAAGGCTACTTGTCGAGCGTGGGTTTTCATACTCACGCAGAGGTAAGGGGTCACATGAGATATGGGTAAATGAGAATGGAGAGTCTTTTTCATTCCCATCAACCCGAAAAGAAGTTTATATCGGCATTGTATGGAACTTCCGAAGAAATTACTGTCGCTGTTAAATCGTGTAATTATTATTGGGAATAATTTATCATTGATTTAGACATTGAATGGTGATAGAATTGTGATAGTGGTAATTAGTATGGCAATTATTGCTGTACAAAATAAAGGACAAATATCCCTTGACAAAGCATTTGTTTTGTAGTATAGTATAAACATTATAGAACAGATGTTCGTTTTGAGATTGAATAAAAGGAGTGTATAAAATGAAAAAAATGACATTACAAGAGCTTATGACATTTGCTCGTGAGAATTTATGGAACAAATTTATCATCACTAACAACATAAATACAGACCACATTTATGGAACGGCTCTGAAATTGTCGCATGAGCCTGTTGTATACAAGTCACTAAAAAGCATAAGTGACAAATTAGTGCCGTATTTTGATGATCCTGAGTGGCTTGTCTTAGAACTAGATAGGGTACATGATTTGTTATTAGCCGATTACATAATGTCATTGGGCTTAGGTGATGATGTAGACTATCTCACTGAATTGTCCGAAATGACGGTTGAAGATAACAACAGTACCGTTATGATAAATTGTAAAGATATTGTACTAACCATAGTTGGAGAAAATGATGGAACACACGTTGTACCCTCACTTCCCTTGCCACCTGCTCCTCAATCTTTGGATTGTTATAATTTAATGAATTTTCTTAAAGTTGATTACATTGATTTTGCCAGAGTTAAAACAAATGAGCATGAAGCAATACTGCCAATTGATTGTTATACACTTGGTAATCTTTCAGAGGAACAGCTTGACGGTCTAAAAGATTTATATATAGATTTACAGTTTGGCGACACGGAGAACGATGAATATGATTATTCATGTACACCATATGTCATGTACGATTATGTACACGAGCTTGCATTTGCAGGTTTATGGAGTCTGCAAAATAGCCATCTTATCAGTAAAGTACCAATAGAAGTTATAGGATATGATAATTACGAGAGTAAAAATAACAAGGCACAGGTATTCAAAATAAGTTCTGAAGTAAAAAGAATTTTGAGCAAGTCAGAAGTCGGAAATCTAAATTTTAATATCGGTAATTTCAGTTTTGAAAACGTCCCGTTTCATAGATAATTAACATATCAGTAATCAAATAAACATTGACTATTATTCGAGTGCAGATTATAATATAGAAAATACGACAAAAAAGACAAATAGAGACAACAAAACGTTTAATAGAGAGGAGTTGAATGTCGTATGATTAACACCATAATACCAGTAATAACCACAGAAACAAGAGAAAGAAGAGTTAATAAAAATATAGTTACTAGAGGAGATATAATTTTGGTTGATCTGCCAAATGTAGGCGAGTCAGTTCAGACAGGTAGGAGACCAGCTATTGTTGTACAGAATAACATGGGCAACGCACACTCCCCTTGCATAATAGTTGTACCGATTACAAGTGCTACAAAAAAATATGTACCAACCCATGTTAAAATCGGTGTTGAAAGCGGTTTACTGAAAACTAGCACCGTTTTGTGTGAACAGCTATTGACTATTAATAAATCTAGTGTTATTAAAACACTTGGGCATTTGACACCTAATGTTATGAAGCAGATTGAACAAGCGATTTATGTTTCGCTTGCCCTGCATCATTAATTGGTGAACACTTGACATTTAATCGTCCTTTGTGGTATAATACATATAATTATAGGCAATTTTTAGTACAATTATATGTAAACATTATATTAGGAAAGGACGATTTTTATGTCATTAAACAGTTTTTACACTATAGACCAACTTAGAACAAGTGTAGAACATCATTTGTTTGCACAGAAAGCTTCCATTGAAGTTGTCAAAAGAAAATCTCAAGTTCTTTTGGGATTATTAAATAAATATAATGAAGATTTGTCGTTACAGGATAATATTTATCAATATTTATCAGGTGTATCAAAACGATCATATGATAGTCAATGTGGTTACTTAAAGCAATGGGTATTTGAAGAGGGGATAGATTGTAATTTTGAGATTAACTACAAAGATATCCCTCGAAATTATATGACAATAGAAACTCTTAACGAAAAACTAAATAAGTTATACGAAGATCCAAGTACTATTAGTCGTAACGTTATTTTCTATCTTGTTTACGCAAGGTTATACGCTTATTTGATTTGGATAGGTCTGTCTAACAAAGAGATTAAATCACTTAGAAAGGGCGACTATGATATCGATAATAAGGTTTTGTATATTGGCGATGATAATGGTAACGTTAGAACCATTGATTTAAAATTGCCCTATTACGACGATATTTCGGAAATACTGCACGATGAGCTATGCAGAAATATTAGCTCGAGAAAATTTGTTGACAAAGATTTTTTTTACAATGGAAGTGCAATTTGCATAAAAATGTACGATAATTCTTATGATACTCATGGAAAAGAAATTGGATGTTATAATGACTATGACTCCCTATTTAGACTGCTAAATGATGACATAGGCAATAATAATGCTCTTGTCGCAAACGTTCGCCGCACTCTTGCCCCAATAATAAAAAGAGTAAGTGATATTGAAATTTCAGGGCTATTTTATCGAGTTACCAAACGTGCAATTGCAATGAAAAAAGATGTTACAAAATACAACTTTAATATAATTTTGGGCTTTTTCGGGTACGGAACAAATCGTAGGGGATTGTTTACCGAGTATCTAATTTATAAAGAGCAAATGTTAGATAAGTAATATTGAGTAATTGCAAACTATAAAAAATAAAAGTATTGTATTATCTCTTCCGATAATACAATACTTTTATTTTTGTTACTAAAAATATTAATATTTTGTAAACTATATAATATTGCTATTGACAACTATTAATTAGTGAATTATAATATAGTTACACTATTAAACGAGTACATATCTATATGTACTCACCATTAAACGAGTACACTTGAAACAAGTACACTTGTCACTGTGGTGGAACAGGTATACACAAGGAACTTAAAATTCCTCGGAAAAATCCATGCGAGTTCGAGTCTCGTCAGTGACACCAGTACAGTTTGCCAATACTGTACAAAGTAAATTGGCATAGCAGGTACAGAGCTTATCTCACCATAAGGGAATGTAGTGTGATACCTGCACTTGCAACTTTAGCTCAGATGGTAGAGCATTTGACTTTTAATCAAAGGGTCAGGGGTTCGAATCCCCTAAGTTGCACCAAGTCGGTTACGGTTGCCGACAACGACAAACGATAATGGTTCATCGATTAGTTGGTTACAAATTACAAACTGATTTGTAAAGGCAGGTGAATAAAAAGCACTGTGAAAGCAGTGCTAATATTGGACTATAGCCAAGTGGTAAGGCAACGGACTTTGACTCCGTCATTCCGCTGGTTCGAATCCAGCTAGTCCAACCAAAATATTTTGTAACGTATTTTAGGGTACAAATATAAAATAACGTAAAAATGAAATAATAGCTTTGTTTAGGAGGACAGAATGAGAATATGAGATTTGGTGGATATAAAATAGGAGATAAGATAATCTACACAAATTCTTTTACAAAACCTACATTAGGTAAAGTTGTTTATTATATAAATGGCAATTATCTTGTAGACCTTTCTGATAATACAAGAAGATGGGCAACAGATAGAGAATTGAAGAGATATGGCGAAAAGAATGACTATCTTAATGTTGTTAATAAATATATAAAAGGAAGAAAATATAGATGTATTAAAGATTATATTTTTGATGACTCTATTTTTGAGGGTGCTTTTATAGAAACAATACCAACAAATACTGAATTTACTATTGACATACTCTTTTCATATACAAAGATTATACCCATTAATGAATATATAACTATTATTTATGTTGCTTTACGCCCCATTGCTTGGAAACCTAAATATGAAACTAATATATTAGGTGGAACAATAAACATTGTTTGGGAAGATTTCGTAAAATATTTTGAACTTGTAAGGTAGGAGATAGTTTTAAAATGCTAACAATGGAACAAATAAAGGAAATAGCAGAATTAAATGGAATAGGGATAATTGAAAATCCCACACAAGAAGAACTAGAAGAGCACAGTGAATCTCTTCTACTATCTCTTGCAGACATCGTTGATTATAGACGTAGCCTTTGTAAAAATTGTACTCAGAAAGATAATTGTGACCATATTGTATGTAAAGATATTATTTATAATAGCAGTAACGAAGATGTGGATGAATAATTATGATAGACCTAAATAAAATATGCAAAAGAACTGATTATATTATAGGTAGACATTATGTATATGAGGGTGATATTATACAACTTTTACTGTCAGACATTAAAAATTATCCTTATAACTATTATAAGTTTTATACTGAAAAATTCGACCCACATCTTTATGTTAAGGTTGTTAATACTGATAAGGACTATTTTGCTCTTGAAGTTTTAGTTGATGGTACACCTTATACAAAATATGATGAAGGTACTATTTTACCTATGTCATTTTTAACTCATTCTGAAATTTACGATGCAAAAATTATAAGTAATGTTTTTGCAGATTTAATAAATAAAAGTAAATCTAGAGGAGAAGACAGGATATGAAGTTTGATGTCATACACAATATAAATTCTATAACAAAAGAAGATATTGCAGAACTAACAATGTTATTTAGGTATTCTAATGATAATATAGCTTTAGATGAATGTAAAATAAATGCTTTAAATTATTTTATAGATGAAAGTATTTTGCAGGAATTAGATACTGACCAGATAACCGATTTGTATTATTTAGTTGAAAAACTTGTAGAAAACAAAATAGACAATATAATTAGAACCGAATGTAGAGAAATTAAACTTTCTGTTGGAACTAAAATTAAAATAAAATCTAAATATTGTAAATTAGATGATGTTTATAAAGAGAAACTTGGTGTTATTATAAATATAATTAGATTTCAAGATAATACATTTAATAATGGTTGGTATGCTTATGATGTTTCGTTTGAAAATATAAGTGATACATACAGATTTTATAGAAAAGAGTTTGATATAGTTGAAGCTATTTGAGTTAATGAAAGAATTATCTACATACAATAAAGATTCCGAGGTATTTATAACAACAAGAGCAAAAGACACAGATGAATATGTTACAGATATAACTTCTATTGAAAACTTATTCGATTTCAATACTGTAAAAATAAATACAGATTTGTATTGCTATAATTTAGATAATAATAAACAACTTGCGGAAATAAGTAATAAAGATATTGCAAGCATTATTTGTACTCTTGAATATATTAAAGGTTATTTTAAGGATTTTGCACTCGCAACAAAGATTATCCTTGTTCTTTTTATGTTGACTTTATAGAACTGATAGACAAACAAATATCTTATCTGAAAAAATTTAATTAATAATGGGAAGTGAAAATTAATAATGTGGTTTGAAGGAATGGAAGATATGCTAAAAGAAAATAATAAGGTTATTTTTACAGTACATATGAAGCCCTATAAAATAAGTTTGATATGTCCTCATTGTAATACTGATATTTATGTTAATTGGAACGAAGTAGACGAGCCTGAGTATTGGGATATTGGTGATTGGGGAAGTATTTATTGTCCTTGTTGTGGTAAAGAAGTTTCTTTGGGTGATTGTGTTTTTGATGTTTGATTATAGTTATTGTAATTAGTAGCCATGCTGTTGACATAGATTTTAATTTTTATTCCGTTCTGAAAAGAGCGTTAAAATACACATTTTATTGTAAAAAAAACAAAGGAGTTGTAAAACAATGAAAGGTTATAAAGTTTTTAAACCCGATTGGACGTGTAGAGGTTTTCAATACTCAGTTGGCAAAACTTTTGAAGAAGATGTGACACCTTCATGTTGCAACAGAGGGTTTCATTTTTGCACAGAACTAAAAGATTGCTTTAACTATTATTCCTTTAACCCTAATAATAAGGTCGCCGAAGTTGAAGCTCTTGGAGAAATTGACACAGAAATAGATGGAAGTAAACACTGTACTAATAAAATTAAGATTATTAGGGAAATCTCATGGGAAGAAGTTTTGAGAATGCTTAATACAGGAAAAGCCAACATGGGATTTGGTAACATTGGCAATTATAATAGTGGCAATTATAACAGTGGCAGCTACAACAGTGGCACTTATAATACTGGCAAGAATAATAGTGGTAATTATAACAGTGGTTACTGCAACTGTGGTAACTATAACACTGTTGATTGTAACAGTGGTGATTACAACAGTGGTAACTGCAACGATGGTAGTTATAACAGCGGTAACTGCAACGATGGTGATTACAATACTGGTGATTGGAACAAGACTAATTTTTCAAGTGGTTGTTTTAACACCGAGGAATCAAAGATTTTGATGTTTAATAAGCCTTCTGATTGGAGTATTGAAGATTGGCGTTGTTCAAAAGCGAAAGAACTATTAAATACTATTTCATACAATGCTCTTCAATGGGTTCATTCTGATAAGATGACCGAAGAAGAAAAAGAACAGTATCCTAAGTATAAGACAACAGGTGGTTATCTGAAAAAGCTTGATAAAATCGAATGTAATCAACTATGGTGGAATACTCTTTCAGATTGTGATAAGAATGTAATCAAATCACTTCCAAATTTTGATGCAGAAATCTTCAAAGAAATTACAGGGATTGATATAAATAAAGGAGTTTAATGAGCATGAACAAAAGAAAGTTTAAGATTGGAGAACTTTATCGAGTTGGTTTAGATAGTTTCGGTGATAAAATGACCGAAACCGGAAATGTAATAAGAATTAAAACAATAGAGTATGTAAACAATAAGAAAATAGTTGTATACCAAACGGTTAAGCCAAATGGTGGTGATAGTATGTTTTACATTTATAGCGGTTTTGCTAACTGTTTAAAGAAAATATCGTCTGATATTGACCGTGAAATTCAGGTTACATTTCATGATAAGACAACAGTTGCCAAAATGAAAGAATACGGCAAGGTAGTAAGAGTTGGCACTTCAAAATGTTGTTCTGATGATACATATAGTGCATATATTGGTGCTTTGCTTGCCTTGGCTAGAATATATTTTCCTAACGCTAGTTGTGATAATAAAGAGATACGTTTTTTTGATACTAAAATAAACCCTAAAGAAAAATCTGAGTATAGATGTGATAAACAGTTCTCGCACTCTGATATAAATAAAGCAATATACAATTTAATTAGTAGATATGACATTGCTGGTACATGGGTAGCAGAGTCACTGAATAATTTCGGCACTGCGTTGCATGAAGAACTTGAAAATATGAAGGAGGGCAAGTAATGGAAACATATAACCCAAAGGACGGCAGGAATTGGCACGAGATTAAATATACATTGCAACATGGTAAGTATAAGGGTTGGTTTACTACTGAGGTTGGTGGCACTTGTCGAGGAGCTGATCTTCTTGACCCAGATATTTTTGCCACAATGTGTAGTATTGATATCGTTTCAAGTAACTGCGAATTTGAGGTCGATGAAGATAACGAGAGCTTTTCTTGTAGATTGCACGATGATAATGGCAATGACCTTTTCTTTGATTGTTGCGATGAAGAGGACGTGAGGGAAATGTTAGTAGCAATAGAAATCATTAACGTTAGATAAACTAAATTCAATGTGTTTTAGAAAGAAGGCATGATAAGATGGTGTGATTTTGAGTTCACAAAATGATAATTTTATTTGACAACAAAATTTGACAAATACATAAAAGGAGAAATAAAATGGCTGAAAAGAAAAATAATAAGGGTCTTGGACTTCAGGAAACAAAGGGCAGTTTTCAGATCAGAGGTAAGTTGACAGGCTGTGATAAGGACAAGTTCTATACAGAGCTGACAACCTCTACAGGCAAGCCAATGAGAATGGTTAATGTAGGAGTTGAAATTGATAAGAATAAGTCTGTATACATAAATGTCAACGGTATGGAAAGAGACGTAGTATACTTCTCTAAGACCGAGGGCAAGGGTAAGGATAGAAAGACAACAACAGAAAAGGTAAAGTGGGCTGACAGGTTTACTTTTAATAAAAAGGACTTTAGACCTATTGGAATTAATCTTGGCTTGACAAAGGTGACTGACTCAACAGGCAAGGAAGTAAATGATAAGAAGATACTTGTTGAATATGATGCTTGTAAGTACATAGCAGATAATGCAAAGGACGGTATGTCCGTGTTTGTCAGAGGAAAGAATGAGTTTTCCACCTATCAGGATAGACACCAGACAAGATTTGTTCCGTCACAGATTTCGCTTTGTAAGGACGTAGATTTTGACGCAGAGGACTTCAATGTGATTGGCAATTTTGAACAGGTCATTGTATTCATGGGCATTGAAAAGAATGATGAGGGTAACTTCACTGTATCTGCAAAGATTGTAACTTACAATTCTATAGAAGATGCAGAGTTCATTATTGATAAGAGTAAATCAAAGTTTGCAAGCACTCTAAGAAAACTCAAGCCATATACAGCTCTTAAAGTCTTTGGTGATATTGTCATAGAACATGACATCGAAGAAATTGAGGAAGATGATGATGACGGTTGGGGCGAAAGCAACCCTATGGATAGAGTGAACAATCCAACAAAGAGAATACTTCTTATTACTGGAGCTGATAAAGACAGTGTAGATACAGAGCTATATTCGGAGGAGATAATTGACAAGGCTGTCGCAAAGACAAAGGCTACCGAAAACGCAAATAAGGACTTTGGTTCTGATGATAATGATTGGGGTTCTGTTTCAGAAAATGATCTGACAGACGAGGACGATGAGTGGTAAATTGTTGCTACTCACCATCATTAATAACAAACGATAATATAAAAGGAGATAAAAATATGCCTAGAGCAAGAATAGCAACACAGATACAGAGCAAACTTCAAATGTTAGCTTTTGGAGGGGCAGGTACAGGAAAATCTAAACTAGCACTTCAATTTGCTTATTTTAAAAGACCAGACGGAGAGCCATTTAGAGTTGTATATCTTGACCCTGAAAATGGTTCTGTTGATGATTATCTAGATGATCTTGTTAAGGACGGTATTGACCCAGGTAATATTTATATTGTTTATACTCAATCACTTGGCGAGGTAAGACAATATATTAACAAAGTTAAGAATAATGAGAATTTTTATGTTCTTGATGAAGAAGGCAATGAAACTGATGAAATTGTTGTTGATACATATGGCAAGCCGTTTAGAGCAGATGCAATTGTAGTTGATGGTACAACTATTTTAAATTTGACAACAAAACAAGCGTTAATTGAATTTTCTAAGAAAAGAAGTACAGTTAGAGCAAAGAAAAAAGAACTTACTGGAATGGAAAAGGCAGTTGCCATTGAAGGAGCAGGGCTTGAGCAAAAAGACTATCAAACTATCAATTTCAAGGGACAGGATTTAATACTTGACCTTATGTCTTGCGGCGTGCATTTTATTGTAACTGCGAGGGAAACTGACGAAAAGGTCAATATCACAGATAGTCATGGTAATACCACATCTGTCTCAACAGGTAAAAAAGTACCAGAAGGATTTAAGCAGATAGATTATAATGTTAAAACAGTTATTAGAATGTGCATTGACAAAGATGGTAATTATTATTCTGTTATCAGTAAAGACAGAACAGGTGTTCATAATAACGAAACTGTTGAAGATTTGTCACTTTTGGATTGGAAGGTTGTCATTGATAGAACAAGTGACGGACAGAATTTTTCTGTAAAAAACGACCTAACAAAAGCCGTGGCTATAGAACAGGATATTTACACAAGAGAAGTTTTGGGTAAGGTTGGAGAGCCAGTTGATAGTATTGAAACAAATGAAAATTCTGCCGAAAATCAGATAACAGAACTTTTGGATAAGATTTCGGCTATCATGAAGGGTCTTAACCCTATCGGCAAGACAAAGGCAAAGGAGGCTCTTTCTGCCGAAAGTCTGCCTGTTAAGTCAACAGAAATGAAGAAGATTACAGATATTAAGACTCTTGAAAGGGTTCTTGAAGTTATTTCTAAGATTTAATTTTTTACAAATAAAGCGGTGAGGGTTATTCCCTCACTTGCCTTTATTTAGTTATTTTGATTAAGGCGGTGAAATACTTGGCAAAAAGAAGAACAAAAGAACAGATAGAGAAAGATAAGCAGGACAAAAAAACAAGAATACAGTTTACAGATTGGTTATATAAACAATATGATATTTCATTCTTGCCAAAATATTTTTTTATAAATCTTGATAAGGTGTATAAAGGCACTTATAGGAATTTGAACAAACCTGTTCCTGTCGAAGATTTATGGGATATGTGGCGAAAGAAAATGTCATTTCTCCGCAAGATACATGAGTTTAATACTCGCAAAGGTAAAAAAATCGAAGGTGCAGCGTTAATTACATATGATCTCGCCATTATATTGTCTAAATATGATGGTTATTTAAAGTGGAAAGAAGAACAGGCATTGACTAAAACAGGTGAAAGCAAAGAACAAGTTAATATAGATTATGATAAAATGGCAACATCAAAATCTCCCAAAGAACGTGATAAAAATAATGACAGCCTTGATATTGACAGCATCATTGATGAAATTTAGGTAGGTGACAAACATGGATATTATAACAAACGTTCCTACCGAAGTTCTATTTGTGGGTTGTATTTACAAACAGCCTGATTTGCTGGTAAATTACGGACAATATATACGTAGTAAATACGATTTTTCAGATGAAGTCACTCGTTTTTTTTACGATTCGGCTGAAATAATCTACAAAACTAGGACACAAACATTCAATAAAACTACTATTTTAACTTATTTTTCAGAAGAGCCTGAAAGACTTTCTTTGTACAAAAAATATGGTGGTTGGAAAACTCTTGACAGTTGGATGAAAATTGCTATAACCGATGACATTAGCAAGTATCAGGAAATCATTAAAAAGTATTCTTTGTTGAGAGAATATCAAAGAAACGGCTTTGATATTACAAAAATTGTAGAGCATAAGAAGTTTGAACAGTTTACGGCTTCAGACATCTACAGATTAATTAGAGGTAAAGCAGATAGAATACATACGGTGATCTTGACAAACCAAGAAGCCGAAATTCTGAATAGTCATATTAAGCAATCGCTTATTGCGTGTATGGAAAAACCTGATTTGGGTGTATCACTCCCCTTTCCTATTCTAAATGATATATTCAGAGGGTGTAAATTAGGCTCGACAATGGCGATGGGAATGCTTTCAAACGCAGGAAAATCACGATTTATGACAAAAATAATTGCCTATTTAACACTTGTCAAACATGAAAGAGTCTTTGTTATGCTTAATGAAATGGGTGTGGACGATCTCAGAAAGTGTTTAATTACAACGTGTATAAACAATGTTGAGTTTCAAAAGTTACACGGCATCAAATTAAAGAAGCCTGAAAAGGAATTAACACTTGGTTTATATAAAGATAAATCAGGTGAATACATATATCAGAAAACAGACGATTGGGGAGAGCCAACAGAAACTTTGCAAGAGTACATTCAAAGAGTCGCTGAAAATTCAGAGGAATATGTAAAAATAATGAAAATTGCTGAATGGATTGAAACAGAAACTAATGAACTTATTCTCGTTAAGGATATGGCTGGTGGTTATGACGATAAGACACTAGAGTTTGAAATAAGAAAAGCCAATCTAACTCATGGTGCGAAATACTTCTTTTACGATACCTGTAAGCAAGACACACAAGCTACAGGAGATTGGGCTGCTTTAAAGGCAACGGTAACTAAACTCACAGACTTGGCAAAACAGTCAAATATGTTTGGGTATCTTTCAATTCAGCTCACAGACGATACGGAGTTTTGTAAACCCGATGAATTAAATTCTAATAACATTGCTAATGCAAAGCAGCTAAAGCATATTATATGGACTATGACACTGTTTAAAGAAATTTCTGTTGGTGACTTTCATAAATATCGCTATGTTCAGCATGATGCCGAATGGGGCAAAGATGTTGAATGCGAACTTAAAGTTGGCAAGAGGTATTATGTGGGCAATGTAGACAAAAATAGATTTGGTTGTAAAAAGAAAGTTGTATTTGAAGTTGACTTGGATCTAAACACTTGGTATGAAGTCGGAGAACTAAGAAGAAAGTGAGGATAAAATGGATATTTCTGTCCTCAAAGAAAAGATACTAGAGAACAATTATGTTCCTATCATACTTGACGAAATAGGTTGTCACCATATTTCCTGTAAAGTAGGTTATGTTCAGTGTGGCAATTCTGATGGAGATAATCAAGGGGCGATCACTGTTTATCTCAATGAAGGTCTTTTAACTGTTGACTACACACGAGAAATACATAGTAGTTCAGGCTTAGATACGATAGATATTTTTGACCTTGTACAGTTTTTTTGTAACTGTACATTTTACGAAGCTATTCGTAAAGTTTGTAGTTGGTGCAATATTGACTATTACAAAGACGAGTATGACGATTTACCTGAAAGTCTAAAATTCACGAAATTTATTTCTGAAATGGCAGATGATGAGTCTAATTACGAAGAAATGCAACCTTTAAAGCCGATTAAGGAAAATGTTCTATCATACTACTTCCCTGCCGTAAATGATTATTTTTTGAAAGATAATATCTCATATGATACTCAAATGCTATTTGAAATAGGTTATGACGATGTTTCCAATCGAATTACAATTCCTGTAAGAGATGAAATGGGAACATTAGTCGGTGTTAAGGGTAGGTTATTTTTAAAGCAAGAAGAAATGACAGAAGAAGAGCAAAGAGTTAAGTATATATATTTGGAGCGTTGTAACAGAGCTAGACTATTATATGGACTTTATTTATCCGAAAAATATATAGCTCGGACAGGCTACGTTTATGTGGTTGAAGCTGAAAAAGGTGTTATGCAACTTTGGAACATGGGAATAAAGAATTGTGTAGCAACTTGTGGCAAGAAAATAAGCCAATATCAAATAAATATGCTGACAAGGCTGAGTTCTCATATTATATTTTGCTTTGATAAAGATGTAACTATAGACGAATTAAACGATATAGCCGATAAATTTTTGGATTGTATTCAGATAAATGCTATTGTTGACACTGATAATTTACTAGAAGAAAAAGAAAGTCCAACAGATAATCCTGATAAGTTTAAACAGTTGATTGCCAAATACACGCAAGTTATAAAGAATGGGAAGTGAAACAACAAAACATGAATTATAAAATAATAGGCAATAATGATTATTACCATATTCCAATATCTATTTTTACTAATAGAGGAATAACTAACGTTAGTGAATACACTCATTTAACCGATGATGTATTAATTTCTTATGATAATCTTGATAATATTACTGAAGCGGTTCAAATGTTAGATAAACACATTAAAAGCAATAGTAAAATGGCGATTATTGTTGATTGCGATGTTGACGGTCAGTGCAGTGCTGCTATGATGTATTCTTATTTGAAAAGGCTTAACAAAGAAATTGATATTACATATCTGATACATTCTGGAAAGCAACATGGTATTTCTTCTGAGATAGAAATACCTGAAAGCACAAAATTGTTGATTGTTCCCGATGCAGGGAGCAATGATACTGAACAATGCAAACAGTTGACAGAACAAGGTATTGATATACTTGTTCTCGATCACCATGATATTGAAAGAACAAACCCATATGCGGTTATAGTGAACAATCAGTGTAGTTCAGAATACTCTAATAAAGAATTGTGCGGTGCGGGAGTAGTCTATAAATTTCTACAATCGCTTGATGATTATTATTGGAACGACTATGCCGATGACTACCTTGACCTTGTGGCACTAGCTAATATATCGGATATCATGGATTTACGTTCTTTTGAAACAAAAAGACTAATTGATAAAGGTCTTTATAACGTCACAAATAAATGCTTTGAAGAATTTATTAATGCTCAAAATTATTCCATGAAAGGCAAGGTTAATCCTCATACTATTGCATTTTGCATTACTTCCCTGATAAATGCTATGTGTAGAGTCGGTGATATGGAAGAAAAGGACTTACTTTTCAGAGCGTTTATTGAGCAGGACGAAGAATTTGAATATAAAAAACGTGGCGAAAGTGAAACTACAAAAGAAAATATTTATCAAAGAGTTGTAAGACTCTGTAAAAACGCTAAATCAAGACAGGATAATCAAGTGAAAAAGTTACTTCCTACGTTAAGGAAAAGCGTAACTAACGACAAAAATACAGTTTTATTCTTAAAGGGCAACAATATTCCAAGTGTATTTTCTGGATTAATAGCCATGAAAATGGCTAGTTATGCGAAAAAACCTTGCTTAATACTCCGCAAAGACGAAGAAAATAATGTATATAGAGGGTCTGCTAGAAACTTTGATAATAGCTATGTACTAGACCTAAAGGCTGATCTGCTTAAAACAGGTCTGTTTAATTGGTGTCAGGGTCACGCAAATGCTTTTGGTTTTGAGATAAAAGCTGAGAATGTGGCTGAAGCAATTAAAGTTTTAAATAAGAATATTAATTCAGACAATCCTTTGCCAATAGATTTTTGTTTTGATTATGACGAATTTAATATTGGAATGATTTCCGATGTTACATCATTGGAGAATTGTTACGGTACAGGGATTAAAGAGCCTTTATTTGTCATTAATAATATAGTATTGGAGCATAGCCAAGGCGTTATCATGGGTAAAAATGAAGATGCATGGAAGTTTATTACTGACGATAACATTGCAATAATTAAGTTCTGTAATCCTAGTGACGATAAAGTATTAGACTTTTTGAATGGATATGATGATGAAATGTGCATTAATGCTCTATGTCAATTAAATGTTTCTGAATATAAGGGTGTAATTACTCCACAGATAGTTATTTTAAAATACGAGGAGGCTGAAAATGTATAGTTCTTTGCATAACCATACAATGTACTCATTATTGGACGGCTATGGCACACCAAAAGAAATGCTTGAACAATGCCGAAAAGTCGGTATTAAAGCATACGCAGTTACGGAACATGGCAACCAATATTCATGGATATATTTCGATCAACTATCTAAAGAATATCCTGATATTAAATTAATATATGGCGTAGAGCTGTATGAATGTTTCGATACGGCTGTAAAGGATAAGAACAATAAGTATTTTCATCTTATTGCCCTTGCAAAAAATGAGAATGGTAGAAAAGCTTTAAATAAAATTATCACTAAGTCAAATCTTGAAAATTTTTATTTTAAGCCTAGAGTACAGATTTCAGATATTGCTCCGTATGCAGAAGATTTAATTATTTGTTCTGCTTGTTTAGCTTCAAAATTAGCTAAAGAAGGTGATTTTAACACTTGTATTAAATATATCGAAGAATACAAATCGTCATTTCCTAATTTCTATTTGGAAATGCAATCTCATAAATCAGAGGATCAGGCTAATTATAATAAGAAGATTTTGAAACTATCTGAGGTAACAAACACGCCATACATAATTACTACAGATAGCCACGCAGCCACAAAGGAAGATCTATACTATCAAGGTAGACACGTTCAGATAGCTCACGACACTGAAACAATGTCTGAAAGCTACGAAGGTTGTTATCTGCAAAGCGAAGAAGAAATTCATATAACTATGGATAAACAAATTGGGGTAAATAATGTTACAAAAGGTTTAAATCAGACTAATATTTTGGCTGATATGATAGAAGAAGTACATATGCCTTTTCAAGACCCACAGTTGCCAACATACCCCCTACCAAGTGGATATGACTCTAATAATGAATTTCTTTTACATCTTATTGACGAGGGGTGGAAAACTAGAAATTTTGACAAGCTTTCTAAAGAAGAACAGAAGATAATGAAAGATCGACTAGACTATGAAATGAACATTATTCATCAAATGAATTTTGACGGTTATTTCATTATTGTATGGGACTTTATAAATTATGCGAAAACTCATGGGGTTAAAATAGGTTCAGGACGTGGCTCTGGAGCAGGAAGCCTTGTGTGTTATACAATAGGTATAACTGACCTAAACCCTATCAAATATGGATTGATTTTTGAGCGTAGATAGGTTGCACTCGTTAAATTCCGTTAATTCGGTATCAGCAAAATAAGACTTCTCATTGAGAGCAAACCGATAATGAGACAAGACCATAGACGAATAAGCTGACTAAGAAACCCTAAACCTATAACTAGGTGAGATAAAGGGAATACCGAGCCAAATCTTTTAGTAATAAAAGAAAGTGTGTAACGACTAGGAAATAAGACTTTAGAGCCAATAATTTCCCACGAAGGCGGAATAAAACTTTTGTCTGAACTACGAAAGTTTGAAAAATATAGTCTAAACTGGGTTGGAAGTAACCAACAGATGAAAATGAGGGAAACCTCCAGAGCATAGGATAAAGAGCCTATGGTTAATAACAAATTGTTCCTCAATCCTGAGAGAGTTTCAATGCCTGATCTCGACATCGATGTTTCAGACAGACCTACAGTAATAAATTATCTCATTGATAAATATGGTGAAAATCGTGTTTGTCAGATTATAAACTTCTCGTATATAACACCTGTTGTAGCCATAAAAGATGTTGGTAAAATACTAGGTTTCAAATATAATGAAATGGATAAACTATCCAAAAAGTTTTCGTACAATACATTCCAAGAGTGTATTGACAACAATCTAAACTATTTATCCGAACACCCTGAATACAGTGAATTGCTTGATATAGCAGGCAAGTTGAGTGGTAGAGTTAAAACAGTTAGTTGTCATGCAGGCGGTGTCGGTATTGTTGATACTGACATTAGTGACTATATGGCAATGAAACTAGGTTCTGACGGTGAACACGTCATTCAAGTTGATAAAAGGCTGGTCGAGCAAATAGGTATCATTAAATTTGACATTTTGGGTGTACAAACTTTAAAAATGGTGCAGGAAATTCAAAATGATTTGCACTTATCTGAGTACGATATAAATATCAATAACCCTAAATTTGAAAATGATAGAAGTCCATTTGAACTGTTAAACAAAGCATTGACGAATGGTGTGTTTCAGGTAGAAAGTGCAGGTATGAAAGACTTGCTGCTCAGACTACAAGCAACTAACATGGAAGATTTGTCAGCTGTTTTGGCATTGTATAGACCTGATTCAATGGGAGCTTTGGAGGAGTTTATTAAATGTAAACATGATCCTTCACTTGTCACCTATATACACCCTGACATGAAGCCTATTTTGGAAAGCACTTACGGTCAGTGTATTTATCAGGAACAAATCATGGAAATAGTGCGTGTTTTTGGTGGTAGAAGTTATGGTGGTAGCGACAAGTACCGCAAAGCTATCGGTAAAAAGATGCCTGAATTAGTTAAAGAAGAGTCTAAAAAACTATATCAAGAAATTATTGATAACGGATATGATGAAAATATAGCAAAAGCTATTAGTGAAGAACTTGCTGCCAAGGGTGGGTATTGCTTCAACAAATCACATAGTTATAGCTACGCTGTTCTATGCTTTCAAACTGCTTATTTAAAAATAAATTACCCTGTTCATTTTTTCAAAGCCTTGTTCAATTTGAATAAGGATAAGGCAGGTATGGTGAATAAATACATTGTAGACTCTAAACAGTTTGGAGTAACTGTTTTACCACCTCATATCAATAAATCGCTAGTCGATTTTTCTATTTACGATAACAATGTGTTGTTTGGTTTTTCTGCAATTACAGGCATTGGTGAACGAATAGCCCAAGAGATTGTTACTGAGCGTGAGAAGAACGGCAAATATAAAAAACTTCCAGACTTGCTATCAAGAACAACACTGACAAAAACTCAGATTATTAACTTAATGAAGTCAGGTGCAATACCTACGAAAGATAAAAAGAGTTGTTTGTTGAAATATTTGAAGTCATTATATAAACCATTAGAGTATAAAGAATTGTCTAAGTTACCAACGTATAGCAAACTTATTATCGAGTATGATATTGATATTGAAAGATATCGCATTGGTAATGGTAAGTATGACTATGACAAAGATCTGTTACTCACTCTTGTAAATCAGAAAAAGAAAGAAAAGTTTGACCTACAGCAAGAAGATAGGTTAAAACAATTTCTTTTAACAAATAACAAATATCTTGAAAATGCTGATTTTTGGGAGTTTGAAGCATTACAGATATTTATACACAATAACCCATTTGAAGAAGCACTTCCCTATTTAACAACAGCATTTGAAGCCGTTGAGAATGATAATGATTGCGTTATTGTAGGTGTTATTTCCAGAGTACAAAAGAAAAAGGACAGAAATAAAAAACCATTTGCTTTTGTAAATATTTACTCCACTTTCGGTATTATAGAGGGAGTTCTTTGGAATAGTCAACTTGTACAGTATGAAGATTTAGTCAAGAAAGGCTCTCAGGTTGCTATTAAGTGCAGAAAAACAGACGAAGATAAGGTTACAATACAGGCTATGCGATCATATGCTGAGTGGCTTTCAGAAAGGAAGAAAAGACATGACAGAAAAAACATTTAAGTTTAAAATCGTTCCTCAACAGGAGCGATTTTATAACGAAAATAGTAATTGGGGAGTGTACACATTCACAACAACTTCTGATGATATTCCATATTTTTATGATTGTTATGACGATCCCTTTGGTGACAACCCAAGGCAGTTAAAAGGTAGTACATTGGCAGGTAAAATGCAACGCTTAACAATCGGTGTCGAGTACAATGCTGAGGTTACTTGTTCTTTTAACAGTAAATATAATTCGTATCAGTATACACCAATCTCCATTACTGCAAATGTGCCTAAGACCGAGGAACAACAAATTGCATATTTGAAAACTCAGGTTACAGAGTTGCAAGCAAAAAATATTCTAGCTGTCTATCCTAATATAATTGATGATGTTATTCACAACAAAGAAATTGATTATACAAAAATTAAGGGTATAGGCGAAAAGAGTTGGAATAGGATAAAAGACAACATATTGAACAACTATGTTATTTCAGATATTCTTATCATGCTTCAGCCGTTGGGTGTAACGTATGCTATGATAAGTAAGTTAATTTCCAATGAGCCTAATCCTCAGTTGTTAAAAGAAAAGTTACTTGATAACCCTTATATCATGACAGAAATTCGTGGTTTAGGTTTTAAGAGAGTTGATGATTTGGCGTTGAAGTTAAATCCAGATATCAGGATATCAACCAAAAGAGTTGTGGCATTTGTTAAGTATTATCTTGAGAGTGTTGGAACTAATGACGGTCATTCATATGTGCTAGAGTCTGTATTGGACAGTGCGATAAGAGATAATATAAACGATTGTTATGAAATGTACGAGAACTTTAAATCCACACAAAAGCAACATGAGATATTTCTACATTTTGAAGAAAACAAGGTAGGGCTATTACGCCAATATAAAACTGAAATATCTATTTTGGATATTCTAAAAAATCTCAATGAACAAGAAACAGACTATAAAATTAACATCGAAAATGGTATCTCGGAAGCAGAAAGAGAACAAGGTTTTTGCTATACAGACGAACAAAAACAAGAGATATATAAGGCTTGCAACAGCCCTGTAGTGCTTATAACAGGTAGAGCAGGAACAGGTAAAAGCTCAATTTTAAGAGGACTTACAAAGATATATAAAAGATATTCTATATCAGCTTGTGCTTTGTCTGCTAAAGCTGCGATTAGGATAACCGAGGCAACAGGTTTATTCGCAAGTACAATCCACAGATTGCTTGGTTTTAACAAGATAGGTTTTGTTTATAACTCTAACAACAGATTGTCTAGTGATATTATCGTACTTGACGAAGCTTCAATGGTTAATTCATCATTATTTTATAGCTTGGTTTCTGCTATAAAAGAGGGTGCAAAAGTAATTATTGTAGGTGATGACGGTCAGTTACCACCAATAGGCTGTGGCAATATCTTTCATGATTTGCTTAATTGTAATGCGTTTACTTGTTGTAAACTGACTAAGATTTTAAGACAGGCTCAAAAGTCAGGTATTATTTCGGACTCAGTTAAAATTAGAAATGGAGAAAACCCATTGCCTGAACCAAAACTAAAAGTTGTTACTGGTGAACTACAAGACATGACCTATATGTTTAGAGAGAGCCGTGAGGGTATGCGTGAATTGGCTATTAAATTGTATACCATGGCAGCTAAGAAAGACGGCTATGATGAAACGATTATTTTGACACCTTGTAAAAAGGACAGGATAAATAGCTCTTTTGAAATCAACTCTATCTTGCAAGATATGATAATTCCACCTGATACTGCACCTGAAATCAGGTATGGTAACAAGACATTTCGTCTTGGGTCGAAAGTTATTCAAAGAACAAATGACTATGATAGAAATGTTTTCAATGGAGAAATGGGTTATATTACAAAAATTGAACAGACAATTAAAGACGGCAAGACGCAGAATGTTGTTACAATTAAATTTGCCGACAAGGAAATTGATTTCCTGCAAAATGATTTAAGTAGCATTGAGTTGGCTTACTGTCTGACTTGCCATTTAACGCAAGGTAGCGGTTTTAAGAATGTTATCGTACTGATCGACAATACCCATTATAAACTGCTCGATCGCTGTATGCTTTATACTGCGATTACCAGAGCTAAAACCAAATGTGCATTGATTGCCGAGCCTAGTGCTTTTCAGAGATGCTTGAAAATGCAGGCTTCACAAAGAAATACTTGGTTAAGCTTATTGGGCGGTTAATATATAATTAACAAGTTTATCTAGCAAACTTTGTATACTTTGCCATATTGACAACTATTAATTAGTGCATTATAATATGAGTATACCATTAAACGAGTACACTTGAGTATATACCTATTATTAATTAAGTGCGTTTTATATGCACTCACTATCATTCGAGTACGCTTGTTAGAGATAGAGAGGGTGATGATATTGGCACAAAAGATAAAAGCTTTGTTTTTTAAGATAAAGAATTTTATAAAGTATAAGAGATAGGAGAAATTATTATGAAAGAAATGATCTATCAAAATCATATACAGAACAGCTTATAAAAAGTTGATTTTATACACGTTCTGTATGGAAAAACGTTAATAATAAAGTAACAGAAAAGGAGTACATTAAATGGCTAATCAAGAATTTAAAATAGGTGACAGAGTAAAAATTACAGATTTTACAGGAACGATTGTTGGCACTAAGCTTGAAGATAATTCTATTAAATATCATGTAAAAATTGACCAGAATCGAATTTATACTTGGGTATCTCAAAGTTCACTTGAACGCATGGTCTCAGATGCTGATAATTTTAAGCAGACAATTACTGTTGAAACCGAAAGAAAGACTGGCGAAACTGTCATAAGAATATCAAACCCAAGATTTACAACCGATGAGCCTACAGTAAAAGGCACAATCGTTGGTGATGTGGTAAATAAACCAAGCAAACCAAAAATAACAGATGAACAGAGAACTGTTTTGGAAGGACTTTATTTGTTGGGTTATAGATATTTAGCTTGTGACGATATTCGTAATGCTTTAGTAGCTTACGAAACACGCCCCTGCAAAGCAGAAGCAATATGGTATGGTGGAATACATTCAATTAGTGTCAACAACATAACAAAGGTATTAAACAATCTTTGTTCTTGGGAAGACAAAAAGCCGACCTCGATTGAGTGGTTGCTAGGCAAAAAAGATAAGAATGAGTAATATAAAAGTTTTCTTTTATTGAGGCAAACAAAAGAAGGTGATACTAATAAAATACATGGGTTCAAAAAGTAGAATTGCTAAATATATAGTTCCTATTATTCAGAAGTATGTCAACGAAAATGATATTGCCATGTACATAGAACCATTTGTTGGGGGTGCAAATATTATTGACAAAATCAAGTGCGACATAAGAATAGGCATTGATATTAACCCATATCTGACTGCGTTACTCAAAAGAGTGCAAAACGGTGAATCTTTATATGAAGAAGTATCGAAAGAATTATACGATAATGTTAGGGCTTCTTATAATAATAAAGATAATAAATATGCTGATTGGGAATACGGTAATGTAGGTTTTCTTGCTAGTTATAATGGTAGATTTTTTGATGGTGGATATGCTAAATCGGGATATGAAAAGCTTAAAAATGGCAAGATGCGATACAGAGATTATTATAGAGAAAGCAAAGACAACATATTGTCTCAAAATCTAAAAGGAATTACATTTGAACAGGGTGATTACAAATATCTGTCTTATACCAACTGTGTAATATATTGTGATCCACCGTATCAAAATCAAAAGCAATATGCAAATTCCATAAATTTTGATTATGAAGAATTTTGGAACATAGTTCGTAAGTGGTCTGTAAATAATATTGTTTTAGTATCTGAGCTTAACGCACCCGATGATTTCATATGTATATGGGAGAAGCCTGTAAGTAGAAGTATTAAATCAAAAGATAAATCAGTAGCAACTGAAAAATTATTTATACATAACGAATAAAAATTTAGTTTTATTTATAGAAAGAGGTAGAATATGATAACGAAAGAGGAGTTTGAAAAGGCGGTGGAGTATTGCACTACTGACCCCACAGATTGCGAAGGCTGTCCGCTTTGTGCCAGCGATAAACACCGTATGTGCAGTACATATCTTGCAGAGTACATAAAAAACGAGCCTGCACCTGTAATAAAAAATATACCCTCGGTAGAAAGCAACACTAACACTATTTATGAAAACGCTAAAATAACTGATGTATCACTGGAAATAGGCGACCATTGTTGCCTTACCTTTTCTATAGCACTTAAAGGCTTAGGCTGGGGAGCTAGTTTTGGCGGTTATAACTTAGCTTTTTTCAATAGAACATCGTTTGAAGGTTCTGAAAAGGGACTTGAAGCACTTACAAGAATTATGGACGTTGTGGGCGTTGCAAAATGGGAAGATATAAAAGGTCATTATGTTAGAGTAAAACAGGAAGATAGATTAGTTGTCGGAATAGGAAATATCATTAAAGATAAATGGTTTGAACCGAGAGAATTTTTCAAAGGAGATTGAAAATGAGTAAAAAAATTACACACGATTTGCCAACACGCTGTATAGATCCTGTCATGAAATGTTGTCAGGAATGTACTTGGGGATATTGCGAATATGGCGATGACGTGGAATGCTCTGCCGACCTAGCAGGCTGTTGCTTTGAAAGCGGCTGTACTCTCGGTTTTGATCAAGGCAGACCGGAAGACGAACCGACCGAAGAGGAAATGAAAAAGTTTGAAGAATGGTCGGACAAAATGTACGATAAGAGAAAATAATAATTGCAGGAATAGGAGGTTAAAAAATTAAATGAAACTACAAATAAGACAGAATGTTTTTGAAACAAATTCAAGCAGTATGCACAGTTTGGTTGTTAAAAATACAGAAGATGAATACGAAACACATGGGGAAATCGCTTCTCAGATACTTATTAATGAAGGTACTTGGAGCATATGGGATGAAGATGCTTTAACATTTGGACGAACACCATTTAAGTGTTTGGCTACTTTCAGATTGAAAACTTGTTATGCCATAGCCTGTTTGTGTGGTTATTGTATGCAGTATGACAGCAAAGTTCATCTTAAAAACGCCGAAGAAAAATTCAATAATATCTTGAAAATCGTTCATGATGTTTATCCGGAGTGTACGAATATTGAACTCCCCATAGTCATAATGTGTGATAAGCGTAAGCCATACGATGTAACATTTTATGGATATGTAGATGAAGATATTCTAACACCATTCTTAAAAGAAGAAGGGATTTCGCTCAAAGAATTTTTGACGAATAAAAAATATTTTGTCATTGTGGACGGAGATGAATATTGTATTTGGAATAACATCAAGAAAACTGGTATCATAAATAAAAATATGATCGCTAGAGAATATAAACACGACTATGATGGAGAATGAGTGGCTAAATATGAAAATTAAGATTAGAAGAAACGTTTTTGAAACCAACAGCAGCTCGGTTCATTCGTTTACATTTTGTACAGATTCAGAATTTGAACAGTGGAAGCGTGGAAAACTTATATTTGATGGTTGGGAGAATAAGTTAATTCCTATTTCTGACATGAAACATGATTGTGACGAAGCTAGATATTATACTTATAATCATTTTTTTGAAGGCTATGCTTTCGAGTATGAAACATTCTGGGATAACTGTACAACACCATCTGGAGATAAAGTTGTTGCTTTTGGCTATTATGGACATGATTAAATAAAAGGAGAATAAAATGAAATTACTGGGTGCTTATAAAAATGGTAACTATGCCACTATGATTTTTGACGATGGTACAAAGGTTCGCAAGACAGACGATAATGTTTTTATTCCAGATCACGCAGAAAACATGGATATAAAAATTACAAATTATTGTGATATGGGTTGTCCGTTCTGTCATGAAGGAAGTACACTTAATGGCTGTCATGCAGATATTCTTAATCAGAAATTTATTGATACGCTTCATGAATATCAAGAAGTTGCAATTGGTGGTGGGGATGCTACAAGTCACCCAGATTTAATTCCATTCCTTCGCAAGCTTAAAGATAAAAGGGTTATTACCAATATGACAGTTAATCAGAAGCACTTTGAACAGAAGCAGGAGTTGATTAAATATTTAGTTGACGAAAAGCTGATTTATGGTTTAGGGGTTAGCCTTGTAAATCCGACAACAGAATTTATTGAAATGGTCAAACGTTATCCCAATGCTGTAATTCATGTTATCAACGGAATACTTACAGAAGATGATGTTGCTATGTTGCAGAATAATAATCTAAAAATGCTTATACTTGGTTATAAAGAACTTCGTAGAGGTAATGAGTATCTAACTCAGAAATATGCAACTGTTAAATATAATCAGCTATGGTTTTATAATAATCTTGATTCATTGTTTACAAAGTTCAATACAGTAAGTTTTGATAATCTTGCTATCGAGCAGCTTGAAGTAAAAAGACTTATGTCTGAGTCTGAATGGGAACAATTCTATATGGGTGACGATGGCACATCAACTTTTTACATTGATATGGTTAATCATAAATTTGCTAGAAGTTCAACTGCTCCAATGAATAAGAGGTATGATCTTCTTACTTCTGTTGACAATATGTTCAAAATAATTTTAACTGAGAAAGCAGGTGGAAAAAGTGAGTCATAGTCTACTGCAAGATATTCCTCAGAAAGAAAGAGATCGAATTGTCGATGCCTTTAGTGCTATTCCAAGTGTCTATCATGTGTCAAACGAGGATATGAAAAATGCATTAGAAAAGGCAGACAAGGCAGATGAGAAACTGCAAGAGTTTAAGAAGGCGTTTGAAAGTTACTGGAAGGAGAATAGCAAATGTCAAGATATATTGACGCAGAAAAATTAACAGACAGCATATTTGATTGGGATATGACCATAGAAGACCTTTATTATAGCCTGTGCAAACTGGTTGATGATGTACCTACCGCAGACGTGCAGGAGGTCAAGCATGGAACATGGGAGAATACAAACACACCTAATCAGCTTAGATGCAGTAATTGTGAAATCATTCACTTTATAGCTCAGTATCCACATGGTGAGATAAATTACTGCCCTAACTGCGGAACTAGAATGGACGGTGACAGCTTGTGAAAATAACAAGGTTGTCGGAAAATCAGAAGTTTGTTTTCAGATGGTGGACGGCACGGGAGCTTAGTGATTACGACGGGATAATCTGTGACGGTGCGGTCAGATCGGGCAAGACCT